TATATTGATAGCATTACCAGATGTGACGATCTTCGCTCCGCTTGGAGTACTCGTCCCATCGTGTCTATTGCCTGATGCTACATATATTTTTGGATGAAGGGATAGAGTAGGAGTAGCTGTCCAGCCTGCGAAAGTAATAACTCCTAAATCACCTGTATAGCATTCTGCCTCTTGATCTGCTGTAGCTTCGCCATCGGCCCAGTCCTCCCACGCCTGTAGCGTAGTATAATCGCCACCACCTGCTGGTTTAATTGTCTTTACTGTAGCCAATTATACTCTCTCTTTTTTATATGTAGTCAACGATGCTGCTGATAACTTGCTTTGTTCTATAGCTGGATTCTTTACATTATCTTTAAGTTGCTCAGGCATAGCTTCAATGTCTATGTACTTAGAAGATCTTACAGTTAATATAGAATTGCCTTTATCATCTTCTGTAAAAATGGAGTAAGGATTACTTATGACAGGATACTTTTCCCCATTCTTGAGCATTGTATTTAGTCTTAGTTCCAGATCTGCATCTTCCCATTCTATAAGTTGATGTACTTTAACCTCGGCGGATCCCCATACAGAGTTAGCAAGTTTTACGCATATGACATCGCCAAGTTTCTTAATGGATTCACGTGTTGATCCTGGACGTGTTCTAATTAGAGCTTCTATCATTCTTTATCTCCCTGGTTTTTTGAACATCAAATATCGAACCATTTTATATTTTTCGCCATCTTTTATTAGATATTAGTTCATAAGAACCATTAACAACACTAGATCCGGCACCTGAGACACATAGATTGAAACATTCAACCGATGAACTTGACGAGCTGCTGCGAGAACTCTTAGAACTGCTTACAGAACTTGAGCTACTGGATACACTTGAACTGCTTGAACTCTCGGAACTACTTACAGAACTGCTGCTACTGGACCTAGAGCTACTGCTGCTACTGGACTTAGAGCTACTGCTGGACCTACTTGAACTGCTGCTACCAGACAGCCACTTGTTCGTAAAATAAGACATAGCATTAGTGAAATCTGTACCTGTTAAGGCAGTATTATATATTACAATTTCACCAATACGAACCGGCATACGAGTGGAGGCATTGCCATGTCCTACTATTAATATTCCTGCTGTACTACCTGTATTTCCAGATGCTACAGATGATTCTGATCCATTATTTATAGATATATATAAATTACCAGACTCGTGCCTTACCATTACTACATAGTCTGTATTCTGAGATATAACTATACCTACTGAATCAACATTCGAATCATAATTGTATGCATATAAAGTTGTTACGCCGCCTACTGTTTTGCAATGCAAACCAACCCATCCCTCATTATCGCACCAAACTGCATCGTTATTCCACATATTTGCATCGTTTGAGCAATCTCCAGTAACTCTTATAGCTACAAACGTAGTAAAAGCGGATGCGGTAATATATGTACTTACACTAGTGGTAACAGTTCCTGCATCGTTATAGCCGGTTATTACATCGTTGGAACCATCAAAGTCAGCGGAACCAATACTATTTATTCCTACGCTATTCCATAATGCTCTGGTTGTGTCATTATTACCTATCAATCTTCTATCAGCAGTCCCTTGCTCGTGCCGAACTACGCATATAGGATCGCCAGTAGTAGTTACAGCAGTATTATAGAATGGAGAACCTGCTTGCCATTGCTGAAATAATTCACTGGTATCTGAGAAATTCCAATGCCCTTGGAGGTTAGTTGTTGGTATACCTGTTTTAGAACTGCTTGAACTTGATCCACTTGATCCACTTGATCCACTTGATCTACTGGATCTGCTTGAACTGCTTGAACTACTGCTACTGGACCTTGAACTGGACCTTGAACTTGAACTTGAACTACAAGTATCATCTTCTTGAGATCCTAAACTATAAAAACTCGCTAAAGCATTCTGATTGTTCTCTTCTGTTAATAGCCAATCTGCGGTTTTTACATCAGAAGATATTCTTACTTCATCAATATAACCATTAAAGAACTGACTTGTAGTGTTGCTGCCTATTTGCAGTTCTGTAGACTGATTAAGGACTGTCATGGTGGTTGTTAAAAAATTAGAACCATCAAGATATAATTTACTACCATTACCTGCGCCAGACTGAAAGGTAAAAGCAGTGTGTCTCCATGTACTATTTGTTGGATCCACGTTGGTGTCTCTTTTCGTACTTGTTCCCCAGTCGTAAGTTGCAACAGTATTGTCTTCAAGAAACAGACCATATGCTGCACCTTTTACTACTATGCCCCTATAGGAACCTCCTGCACTTGCTGTATTTATCCAGGCAGATATAGTACCTGTAGTTAACTGAAATGCAGCAGAATTACCTAAGCTAATATAGTCAGCTGAACCATCTAAACTAACAGCTTTTCCGGATAATGCTCCATTTACTTCTGCTAATGCGGTAGAAACACCAGTACCATCTCGGTTACCAGTCGCATCTTTGTATCCTCCAGCTGTTGTATTAGCGGCTTCATTTAGGTGATAGACCGAGAGATAACTACTCCATACGTTGTTTCTTCCATAAGTATCCGATACAGCTGGCTCGGATGCTGCTGCATTTCCATAATATATATAGAATGTATTATCAACTGAAGAACTTAGTGTTCCAGTAGCTTTAAAATGTAATTCACCAGTATCTGTTCCACTATCATAAAACACAACTTCCCTAGGGAACTCTGTAGTACCGTCTCCACCTGTTATTCTTATATCAGCACCATTAGCTTTTACATTAGTATGAAAACCAGCTGGTAAATCTGATAAATCTACATAAACTGGATAATCAGTTAAATTAGCAGATACACTGGACGCTGGTATAGTTAACTTTATTCTATATTGCCAGCTACAGTTGTACCAAGGATCAGGAGATGAACTGCTTGAGCTGCTTCCGGAGCTTCTGGAGCTGCTTGAACTACTAGCATTAGATCCATCATACGCACCTATACTAAACGGATTAGATCTTGTATTGCCATATGCATCATCTGTGAAAGTTCCAGATAAATCATATCCTGCACCATCTATAGTATTACCTGATTTAAATCTGAAATCAGATGTAATACTAACAAACTCATCTGATGATACTCTGCTTAATAAGTGATCTGCACCACCAAAATCATCAGCAGTTAAGTCAGATGATGCATTGTTAGATGAGTTAAAAGTTAATGTACCTGGACCGTATTCATAACTGCCAAAGTCCGTATAGTAGGAATCTACTGCTATATTATTTCTTATATTAACCGTTAAGTCTAAATCTTCTATATCTCCAGCACTTCTTTCAATATTTATACCGTATCCATTTCCTAACAGAGTATTGTTATATATATTTTTAGTAATTGAAAATGGATAAGTATAATTATTTGAATATGAATATATTCCATATCCGTAGTTGAATGTATCTTCATCTGTTATTAGAATATTATTTCTTACAGTTTGTGTATGTGATCCGGTTGTTACATCAGCGTCATATAACAGTATGCAATAGTAATAAGCTCCTAACACTGATATCATCTTACATAAGCAATTCATTACCGTTACGTCATGAGCATCGTTGCTTGAATTTTCTATATAGATACAACCCCCAGGATAATCTGATTCTGTTATTAGCCTCAAGCCGTTGATCGTGACTGGACAACCGGGATTAAAAATATTTAATGGAGAACTATTATCAACAGTCTCAAGTATGTATGCACCACTTGTTAGACTTCCGTTATGCTTATGACCTGATGCTACATTAATAATTAATGTAGAACCTGATGCTAATGGATTTGCTGATGTACTTAAGGACCCTAAATTGCCACCTGAATAACATTCCAGCGTAAAAACATCAGCAGGCTCGGTGACTATAAAATCATAAGCAGCCTGTAGCGAAGTATAATCACCGCCACCTGCTGGTTTAATTGTATACGTTATTGCCAATTATTTAACTCCATCTTCTACTGTTTTATCTCCATCTTCTACTGTTTTGACTTCTACTGTTTTGACTGCCAATGTATAATCAGATGTGATTAACTTTGTTGCTTGCTTTGATATATCTTCTATATCTATTTTCTTTTCGGTACTGATAGAATTGAAATCTACATATCTAGTAGATTTTTCAAGTACGTTTATTCTGCGTTTTCCATTCCTATCTATTACTTCTTCTATTTTCATATACGGATTAGATATTACAGGGAATTTTTCTCCTGCTTTCTGTAATTGTTTTAACTTATTTTCCAAGTCTATATCATCAAGTTCAATTAGTTGATGAGTTTTCAACTCCATTGCTCCCCAGACTGCACCGGGAAGCTTGGCGACAATAATATCTCCCTTGTCATTAGAACGTGTTCTTATTAAAGCTTCTATCATTCTTTATCTCCCTGGTTTTATACTTTAAAATATATAAGTTTATGATTACTGATTCAAAAACAATAATCATTATCCTTGGCTTATTAATTTATTAATTCAAATACTTAGAACTGACATATTCATAAGCTAAGAACTATATTTCCATTTGATCGGCTTTTAGCATCATTTATTATTCCGAATAAGCCATTACTAAACTGGAATATAATATTTCCAAAACTATCTAATTTAATAACTCTACCTCCATTTTCCGAAAAATCTGATTCAGAAATTACTAAATTTCCATCTGAGTCTGCATCTACATCGGAAGCATACAATCCATCAGGGGACATATATCTACTTATTATTTTAGAAGTTTCTTTATCAACATTTACAACAGTTCCCCTATATCCTTTTAAGGCTTTTACTGCTCGGTCGCTAAACGATGATGTATCTTCTGAGAAAAACGGTCCAACAGTTTGAACTAAATATTCTTCTGTAGATCCAATAGCTGTAATAATTTTCCATGATATCGTATAAGTTACACCTTCTTCTGCTTTCAAGGCGTATTCATATCTTCCAACAGAAGGATGACCTGTTGCTGTGTTTATAGCTATAACTGAAGCATCTGTATCATTTCTCTTAATACCGTATTTTCCATCTTCGGAAGCAAGAACAACAGAAGAGGCATCTTCTAAGGTTCCTGAATCATTTGTTAATTCTATAAATAATGTCTTGTCTGGTAAGGATGTTTTACTATCTGTTTTATCTGCTGATATTAGTGAAGAAGTTGTAGATGTTATACCAGCGATAGACAATCTATTTTCATTTATCTCATAAACAGATCCAAGAGAATAATCTGAGAAAATTATATCATCAAATGTAAATACTATTTCTGATGGGTTATCTGGACTGAATTCTATAACAGATGATATAGATGTAGAAGATCCTGATGCTTTATCTACAATTTTAGAATTAGCAACTATCCAATTTCCACTTGCCAGATTTGATGCATATACAGGATGATTAATACCATCTATATAAGTAAAATCTCCTATAAATACGGATATCCCTCTTAGGCCAACAAGAGCAGCTGCATTCTTATCAGATAACTCTATATTCAAAGGAAAAGCACCTGAAGAAAAATCAACTGAAACATTCTTTGTCAATCCCTCTAATTGAGCGAATTTATCAGATGATAATTGTATCTCTAGTATATTTCCACTTTTCTTAGATAAAATTATAGTGTCTGTCGTATTAAGTTTAAGTCTTGTTCCGCCTATATATACAGATATTTTTTCAAGATTTATATCAGTTTTATCAATCTTTTGACTTGTTACTATTGTCAATATCCCTGTATTTGGATTATAAACGGAACACATAACAAAAAATGTATCTTCACTTATATTAACGCTTCCAAATCCTTTAACAAGATCTCCTGTCCCATTTAATTTTAATACTCTATTATTCTGTAAATCAGATACTAAAAAGTTCTTGTCGTTTAATCTTACTACAGAAACAGCTTTATTAAATCTTTTTTCAGGACTAGTTGCCCACGTTAAAGCTTGAAATGGGGATATTGGCATTTTCGATCCATTGAATCCAAATAGGCCAGTTCCAGCATCGTCAATCTCGCTTATGCTACCTGAATTGGAAAAATACAAACCATCTACATTTATAGGGCCTTTCAAGCTCATACTAGCCGTATCATCATTAGATGAATCTGATATTTCAAGATTAGTAATATTTCCTCTTGACCAATCTGACGCTGCTCTAATATTAAATCCATGTTCATCTGTTGAAGTTAGCAATCTAAGTTCAACAGATTTAAGTGATGGAGTTATACTTAGATCTTCCGTAAGTAAAGTTACTTCTATTTCTGCGTCTGTTCCATCTAAAGCAAATACGGAACCAGAATTCAATCCTCTAGTAAATGAAGCTCTGGACAATCCTGATGGAGAATTAGCTACTCTGACTCTTATTTGAACATCTGTATCTGTTGGAGAATCCAATTCATAGAAGATAGAATGGAATGTAACATTAGCCCCACCAGAATACCTTAATCTAATAGAACCCTGGCTACTGAACAAAGCCACGTTTCTAACTGAGATATCATCTACAAAGAATTCAAAGTCAGATGTGACATCATCTGTAAAGATTACAAACTTAATTACATTATTTCTTATCAATTCAGATATACTAAATGTTTTTACTTCAAAATCATTAAGTGAACTATCAGAATTATCTGTTATTTCATTTTCCGCGAGAAGTAAAAATGTTTCTGAGTCTGTATCAGTAGTTCCATCTGTATTTGTATAATACATATAAACAGCACCATGAACAGAGTTAATACACTTAATAGAAACAGATATTCTATCAAATCCAGTCCAATCTCTTTCTATTTCAAATGTCTTTGTAAATAATGCTCTGAATTCTTTTTTAGTAGTAAATTTTCCACTAAAGAACCCTTCTGTCTTAAGAGTATCAGCATCTTCTGCTACAACGTTCATAGAATCAACAATTGTTTCAACTGTCTTGGAAAATCCTGGAACATCCTGTCCTGACTGTGCAACTGTTTCAAAATTTTCTATTACGTCCTCTGACTCATTATCTCTACTTAAAGTAACCTTGTCATTAGCTATAACTACATTTGTTTTTTTGAAAGAATTATTAAATGAAGTTTGATCGTCCCATACAACAGATATAAACTCTCCAGTTTTAGGAGGTATACCGCTGATACACTTATTAACAAGATCAATATATGCCGTACTTGAATCAAAATCTATAAATGATTGAGGAGTTATGCCTGGAATCATAACTAATTCATTAATAAAATGTTCATCTGCTGAGGCAAATTTTGTTTTCAGAAAAAGATGCTGTCTTAACATATTTACAACAGCAACTTCTCCTAATAATTGTTTATTGTTTTCATTAAGAGTTTTTACAAAAGAATCCAATCCTGCATGATTTATAAGACCATTAAATTCTAAATCACTATGATCTAAAATTGGAATCTGCTCTATATTAAAAATTCCAGTTGTTACCTTGGATGCATCAATATCTGACATCTTAGCTCCAGGCAATTGATTTTTGGTTTCATCTCTTAAATTTATTTTAGATGGAGTTCCTCGATGCCTATGAGCATTTATCTCTTGTTTGATAATTTCCTTAAACCCTATTTCTGATCTTTTATCATTATCTATAAGAGCTATTCCCTCATTGGAAGTTACAACTTCTGAAATTTTAATAACCCCATCAGATTCCAAAGTTAAAGACGTAGCAGTAAAATCTACTCTCCTATCGTTAGCTGTAGAACCCTGTAATACCGCATAAATATTAAGAGTAGTATTTGGTTGCAATCCTGTCAACTGAATAGGAAATTGTGTTTCTGCTGCAAGAAATCTAACAATACCTATACCCGGTTCTATATTAATAGATATTCCAGATGCTGTGCTGAAGCCTCCATCCTTTACTGTCCATCCACTTATAACACCATTGCCAAATACGTTATAAACACCATATATCTGCTTATCTATAACTAAAAAGCGATCTATTTCACGCTGTACGTTAAGCGGAGCATCTAGCTTGTCGCCAAAATCAAATATTGCCATGCCGAAATAAGGGGTTGCACTTGCCATTTATTATGCTCCAACTGTCCTTCCGCCACCTGAAGTACCGAATACCGCTAATGAATTTAAATTATTAGCACATACCTTCCTGGTTTGCGTTCCTGCACCATGATTTCTTGAATCCATTGCTTGTTTCTCTGTTTTTATTCTGTTAAGAAGAGCCTTAATTTGCTTAAGCTCTCTATCTTTAACTTTCGCAGAATCTATATTAACAGAAGACTCGTTGCCGTACCCTTTAGCTCCCTTATTGAAATTAGACATAATAGCTAAATTTTCCATAATATCATCCCTTTATAAATTGACTTTTAAGCCTCTAAATCGGCTTTCTTACCATTTGCAGCATCTTCGGCGATATCTAGATCTATTTTTCGCAACTGGTCTAATGTTTCAGATGATGGCTCAAGTAACCATTCACACTCTAGTTGTTGCCACCATTTATTTTCTGCCGGATCTATTGTATTATCAACTTTCGTAACTCTTAAAGGTTGACCGTCTAAGGATACAATGTCTAAACCTCTTATTGGTTGTCCATACGTTTCAAATCTTGCTACTATTGGAGGCTTATACATAGCCGCATATAATGACATGATCTTTCTGGCTGCATAAATGTTTCCGAATATGCCCTCTTTTTGATAAAACATCTTAGGATAACCAATGAACCCTTCTGATTCTGGATCAAATACAGATGCATAATTCATATCGTCTAAAAATATCAATTCAAAATTTGGGGTATTTGATAATATCCTAATTTGATTATGAACATCGCCAACTGCCCTCTGTACTGTTACTGAATTAAATACTTGTTGCCCTTTATGAAAAGCAGGATTAGTAGAAAACCAAAACAGAGGATCAGGAGACACAGATCCTGTTAGTATTGATCTAACTTCCAAATCGTAATAGCTATCCAGATGAGCGACACCATGAGCGTCAAAAAAGAATACCTTGCCTGCCTTTTTAACCATGTCAAGCACTCCATCTATCAAAGTAGAGCCATCTTCAAACTTAAAGTATGGCTGAGTTAATCTGGCATATGATGCAGGGAGAACAAATAACTGTGACCTTACAACTCTTCCACTTTTATCAACGATAGTGTTTATTTGCTCCTTGCTATTACTAGAATTAGCTAATTTATGAATAATAGAATTCGGGTTAGAATCTCCTGAATCCTTGAATCCCACAAGTTGCATCACGTGGTCAATAGCATTAAAATCTCGAACTCCGTCATAGAATGGAGAGTTAAAAAATCTTTGATCCTTAAGAACCTGTGTGTAATCGAGAATGGTACATTCCATCATTCTCTGTCCTGCTTCTATGCTAAGCGTTCCACCCTGGCACATGCCTGTAAACAATTTATAATATCCAGGAAGCTGTGAGTAATTACAAATTTTTCCTTTTTTAAACTCATCTGGATCAGTATGTGCTGTATCTGTAGCGTCAGACTTATATCCAGCCCATATCTCTACATAGAATGCTTTGTCTTTTAATTTAAACAAATCAGCTGTATGGTTTTCTTCGTAATTAGCTCCCATATGAAGAAGAAACTTCAAATTTCCTGTATGTTCTATTTGCGTATACTCAGTTGTGCTCCATGAATCAGAAAAATGCATAACATGTTCGCTGCATTCAAAACCCTCTCCTTTCCATCTGGAATTCTCCTTATCAGGTCTAGAATATAATCTCAACATAGTAAGGATAGGAGTTTTACAATGAGGAAGAGTAAATCCACTTGGAAATGTATGGTTCCCTGCCTCCATGTCGATTGCGACTCTAAAAGAAACAACATTGGCTGATGGGCCGTCTGTTTTATCAATCATGCTAACTTTAATTTTGGACAATTTAGCACCATCGCCAGTACTAATTTCTTTAATCGGATGGTGATACATAAAATCAGCCCATTCTTCTTCTCTTCCAAATTCTTCTATTTTCTGAGCATCACCAGTAAATGGCCCCTTATTAGTATTTTTAATATTTACAGTAGGTTCTCCAGAAACTACTTTAACAGATGCGTTCCTTACAATATTAGAAATGTCAGTATCCACATCTTCAGCCTTAGCATCAGAAGCTCTTAATTTAATTCCAATTTCACTATTTTTCCAAAGACAAAATTTAGGTTGATCTGCACAGTCCGCACAGTCTGTTTGTTTTTTTTTGCCACCTAAAACTTCATTAAGGGCCTTATCTATTTTTTCTTCCGTTGTAGGATTGTCTGTGATATTTTCAGGTATATTAAACCTTAAACTTCCAGAAACGTCTCCGTATACTATTGGAGAAAATAATATAGATACCTGGGTATGACCTCCCATGATACTTACATTACCTCTATCAACTAATATAAGTCTAACAACTTCTGTTAAACTTCCAGTCTTACCCTCTAGGTCTTGTCTTACTACAAACCAATCTATTTGCTCAGGAGTATTTTCAACACTAATATTGATATGAAGTTTTCCAAGATGATTTCTAATGGCAACGACAAATGAATCACTATTTATTAGAGAACTTGATTTTGCATTAGTATATTCATCAACAATAAAAGAAACTCCATCTTTTTCTCTAATAAGTCTTGGAGGATTATCTCCTACTAGCAATAAGAAATAATGATGATCTCTTGAGAATTTTCCAAATTCAATGATATAATATGGCTGAGATACTAAATCAAATTTATTTGCATTTTGTTTTTCACCAAATCCTTCAGTATAATCAACTACGCCCCAATTAACAGGAACATTATCAAGTTTTGGAGAAGAAAGAGTCTTTTTATTTTCATTTCTAAAATCTAAATAATCATATCCATGCAATATCTTCAATGGAGTTTCTTTATCTGAAACGGATATCTTACTTGCAACTGCTGCTTTTCTAAATTCAATAAGAAAATCTTCTCCGCGAAATAATGGAGTTTTCTTATCTAATTTCCAATGAACACCGGCACCCTTACATATTTGCCCTGATATCTGCTGAGGATACTGAACAATAGATGGAGTACCGAGTGAACCTTTTTTTGTAATATATTTATATTGCCACCTAGCTTTTGTTATACATCTACCTTTATCAGTATTCTCTTCTGTATTAGCTATATTGTATTTGCTTGGCTGTAAAGCAGTTGTTTCGAACAAACTAGGAGATATAATAAAGGTTTGCTCTTCCTTATAAGGGATATCAATTTTAGAAGGGGGAACCGCCCTTGCAGCGGCAAAGGCAACTACTGGAGATGGTGAAGGAGATGCCCCTGCCGCTGCTGGAGATGACGGAGCTGCTGCTAGGTTTACAGATGGATCACTAATGGCAAATGCACTTCTATCAGGTTCTAACTCTATTCCATCAGAACCTGTGATAAATGTATTAAATGGAATAAAAAACGGTTGCATCCACATTCCTTCCAAGCCACTCTTCGTTGCCATTCTCCCCTTTAACTGTCTTTGATAAAACTTCATTGTTTCAAAATTAAATATAAGAGTATCGTCCATTGCAGGAATATCATTAAAAGGACAATTTCTGTTAATCCAGCAAACTAAGTCAACAATTCCACTATTTATAGCTCCTACTACTGGCTTATCCTTTGATATATCATTAATATTCTCTTTACTTGCCATATTAAGCTTGTCCTATTACTGTATAATCACCTGAAACGTATCTATAGGCTATTCATTATTGCCTACCAAATGGATATCCATTTTAGGAGTAAGGCCATTGATTGATATCCCGTGAACAAAATCATCCGAACTTTTATACAATACTCTCGCTACTCCGTTTACGGTAATCCATCCTGCTGGCTTAGATGTAGTATTTATAGCCATCTTTCCTTCTTTAAAGTTTTCTAATGTTTTCTCTGTATAATAAAAATCTATAAAAGTCTCATTAATTTGTGGTATAGATTTTAATTTATTAGAAAAAGATAATTTCATATCGTTTGATATTTTTCCAGCTAAGAATACAGGCTTGTTTATAGACTTATCATCTATAATTAAATGACTATAAACCAGCATAGATACATTACTGACAATATTATCATTTTTCCTTGGATATAAAAGCTCTGCATCTAATTTCCTGTATAATAACATATCAGAAGCAATATAAAGAACATATACAAAATCAGACTGATCGTCATATACAGCCTGTATATTGCTTATTTTTGTAGATACGTTCTCGTCCTTGTCATTAATAAAATCTTTATGAAACACTACGTCCTCAAATGATGTACTCCAACCACCCCTAGACGAACCTGACTTGCCATATAATCTTCCGTCGTCTAATGTATAAAGTAATCTAATTATATTATACCTATCAGCAAAAGCGGTAAAAGAAGCATCAGAGAATGGCTTATCAAGATCATCTTTATTTCCATTAAAAAAGAATCTAAATCCTTGAACTTTACTTTCTATTCTTTTATCAGTTATACTTATTTCATTAATAAAAAAAGGATCATCCTTGTCTCCAGCTATAAATAAGGTAAAATTTTTCCTTAAAGCCTTACCATGTATACTATATTGTTCTATTCCTAAATCTGCATTAGATTCAAAGTTAATATCAACAGGAGGAACATATTTCTTACCTATATCGGAACAATCAAACCAATTAGTATCTATACTAGTTAACATTAAAAAGGAACTATTTAATCTATAAAATAATAATATATTATCTTTATTAGAGTCCCTAATAATATAAGGCATATCGGCAGTTTCTCCCTGCTTTAACCTTATTATATCTTCCAGGTGTACCCATTGTTTTCCAAGATCAGCAGAAATAGCAACAGATATATTTCCTGAATTTTCATCTGCATAAAAAACAAATAATGAATTCTGGTCATTTATAAAAATAGAAGAAAACTTAGCGTTTATAAAATGTTTTCTTATAATATTGGTATCGGCGGCTACAAATTTAATTGATTTAATATCTATTCTTGATAAAATATCTCCCCGAATAAACATATTTGGAGAAGGTCCAGAATGCCTAGTATCTATTCTTACATTCATTAATTTCTGACTAGAACTTGTAGGTAAAGATATATTATGGATATATTGATTAGATCCTTCGAACTCTATAGAAATAATCTTTTCTTCTACAGTGTTAATAGATATATTAGATACTAAATATTCTATAATAATCTCATTATACATTTTAGTTTTATCTAAAGTAATTTTTAATTCATTATTAACTACGGATGGGATTGTGAAATCACCAGTAGTAAATACTTCAGCAGATTTTAAATTATTATAGCATATCTCTCCCCATTCTCCTGAAATAGCTATTCCTCCTGAATAGGAAATAGGATCTCCCTCCATAAGAGGAGGATAGCCTATAATTTTGAATTTATTACTATCGAATTTTCCAAAATTATGTGTTCTATCTAAATCGGTTTTTACTATATCCATCTTTCTATAGACCATAGAATCATCTGACCTTATATAAGATAATGATTCTGTTTGAGGATCTTCAAATACAATAAAGCTTTTATCCTTAAGAAACGTATGGTCAATAGATATAGATGATTCATCAAATGGAATACTGTTAACATATATTCTACTATGCTTTCTAATACCTGATATACCAGATTTCTCTGTGAATCTCTCCATAAAGATTCTCGATTTTTTCCCAAATTTTCCATCTATAAATGGAGTTCTTACTATCCAATCAGATTGCAAGTCAGGAGGAGAACCACCGCCAAATAAATTAAATATATTAGTTTGAAATTGCTCAATAGGATTGGAAAAAGACGCATTTTCTATTCCAGCACAAGGCTCTGTCGAATAAGCCGATGGAAACATGGATGTTTGTCCAGATGGAGAAAATTTAGCAAAAGATAAATCTGATGTATCCAGAGATGAAGTTATATTGTTTTCTTTCAAATCTAATAGCTGTACACCAACTCCTGTTCCGCTAACATCCTTATTATATCTAGTAACAGATTTCAAAGCTTTTGCCAAATCTTTATGATATGGTATTTTTTGATTATCAAATAATAAAGAATTTGTTACTATATCAAGATCAAACAGATTTCCTACAGAATTAAATCCGTTGTTTGTTGTTGTAGTAGTAAAATAACTATCAGGTTTATCCCTGCCAGTATCTAATAAATATTGATCGAACCATTTTTGATCCCTAATTAATGCCTTTCCAAGTATAACTTCTGAGCCACCATTAGTTACTTTTACTATACCTCTTCCATCTGCTGCCCAGAAAGAAGGGAAGTCTTTTGTTCCTATCTCTGATAGTCTCCATCCTTCAATCATACACTCGCCTGTCCCATCTAAAACTTTTGCAATGCTTTCCTTGGGATCATATTTTTCAGCATCACTAAATGGAACACAATTAACAAGCCATTTTGCAATTGTGTAGTTCCATGCTCCCTTGTTAATATCTCCAATAGATACAGTTTGAGTTGTTATTCCTACCGTACTAGCACCTTCAACTAATAAAGCCTTATGGTCTAATGACTGTCTTAAATATCTTTTTTTTGCAATTGTTCCAGTAAAATATACAATACTACCAGAAGCTATGCCTGTAGCATTTATTTTTACCTTGTCATCTGTTAGGTCATTAAAGGCTTCTGGATTTGTTGTAAACCCATACTTGCCACCAGTTGCATCAGCCCTAAAAGCGTCCTTTCTTCTGTCATGAATTAAAGAAATGAATCTATTGCCAACTGGAACACTAACATTGCCGTTCCATTGCATTTGAGGACCAGCAATGCCATTATTAGGATTGCCGCTTCCAGTAATCACTCCTATATTATCCTTCTGTTCATCAGTAAGTACTATTGGCTTATCGAATATGCCAAAAATGGTAATAGGAAATCCTGGAAGTTTTAGCTCATCATAATATAGATTTGAATCAGTAAGGGTTATTGGCAAATTATATACAGTCTCAGATTCAGCGATATGCCAAACAAACTCAGTTATACTTGTAGATATGCCACCTGTTAATATGGATGCTGCTAATGTTGCACCTAAAGCACCTGCACCTGCTCCTAATAAGCTCAACCCTCCAATATTGCCACCACCTGATTGAGATCCTTGCTGTGTCAAACTAAGGTTATTACTCTTTGCACCTTTACGAAAGCGAAACTCTACACTTAATTTCCTTGATGGCAATTGCTTTCGTATTTCAAGAATTGTTTTATCATCTTGTACTCTAATAATCTGTCCTACTCTTTCATGAATTACAGATCCCTCGGGATATATCCGAGCTAAAGTAGAAGAAATAACACCATGTGGCGATAATTCTCTAGGATCATATGCCAGAAATCCATTGGGAGTACAATTAGCCATAATTAGGGAGCATTAATAAAGGATCTTCCGCCACCATTTATCATTCCACCTGCTTCTGATCTTCCGCCAGAATATATACTTCTTGCAGCAGGATTACCACTAAGCTTAGAATTTATTGCACTAGCTATCATTGATGGTAGCATATCCAATTCTCCTGCCTCAAGATGAACAACAATTTGCCCGATACTTAATTGAATTCCAGATTTATCTCCACCTGATCCTGCAGGAACAACAGTTTCTCCCTTATGGACTACAGCCAATCCTGTTTCTTCAATTGTGCCTCCTGTATCTAGTTTAGGAATAGCACTGAATTTTTCTCCTTCACTTGCAATATGTGATCCTGAATCGTATTTCATTCTCAAGAAAGGAGAATTATCTATTTCTTCATCCATAGTAGGAGTTTTACCTGCGTTTTGCATCATTTTAAGAAAATCAGGATCAGTGTTCTCTTTTTTCTTACCTACATTTTTCATGAGATTTTCCATGTCAGCATCTCTTGCAGCTTTTTTCTCTTCATCTGCTGTTTTTTTCTCTTTTATTTCTCCAGTTTTTACTGGATCTGTTGCAAAGTCAGTCATTTTCTCGCTTGCACTATCTAGTCCATCTTTCAAAGCAGATGATCCCTCTTTTAAGGTATCTTTAAATTCCTTATTTGCTTTTTTCTCTTCTTCAAGAAATCCAATTTCAGCTACTTCTTGCTTTTTATACAATTCCTTAAGTCCATCTAAAATTTTCTGATCTTCCCCCTTGTCGGCATAGTTTATTCCAAGTAATTCATCCGCTTCACTCTTTCTTCCCATCTTATGCTCTTGAACTTCTATACTACGTTCAGTACCTTTCATTGCTTTATCAGATTCTTGCACTGTACTATATCTTGCTTTATAATTAGGATCTAACCCTCGTTCGGCATTCTCACGAACTTTAGGTGCATCCTGCTCTTGAAAAGCATCTAAAGCTTCCTGTAATGTTCCAGATTTACCTTTTCTGCTGTTCCATTCCTCTTGATCTTTTTCCCATTCTTTTGTATCGTCTCTTGAGGCATATTTATCGAAATCAGATCCTAGAGCATCCTTGCCATATTTATCACCTATCTCCTTACTTTTCTTCTCGAGAGCAAGAGAATTTTCTAAATTTACCTTTTCTGCTTCTGGTAGCTTTCCTAAGTTGGCTTCAGCATCTTTTTTCATATCACCGCCAGTGTCCCATCTTGCTGCATTCTTAGTTACTTCTCCCTTTGTCTTGTTAAGATGATCTATTCTTTCAGTCATGCTAGCAATAGAAGACTCTAAGTCATCTCTAGCACCTGAACCCATTTCGCCAGATAATCGACTAATATTTAGTTGACTACTCGCGTCAGTCCTCTTTGTACTTAATTCTGTAAGTTCTTTCTGGTCATTTTCTTGAAAATATTTAACATCCCTTCTTGCATCAGATTCTTGCTGCTTATGCTCTTCGATTTTATTATTTATACTCTCTAACTCTTTGTAACTTTTTGAAAAGTCATTGGTGATATCTTTCAGTCCTAGTAACTCTTCCTTTTTCCCTTTCTCTTCTGTAGATAATCCTTTATCACTTGACTCACCAACTTTTTTATTATAAGCATCCCATTTTTCTGCATCTGCATTTGCTGCTTCTGGTATCTTTCCTTTGTTGGCTTCAGCATCTTTTTTCATATCACCGCCAGTGTCCCATCTTGCTGCATTCTTAGTTACTTTTTCCTTTGTCTTGTTAAGTTCATCTATTCTTCCAGTCATGCTAGTAATAGAAGACTCTAAGTCTTTTCTAGCACCTGGGTCTTTTTCACTAAGTAATTGACGACTCTCGTTAGTCCTCTTTGCACTTAATCCTGTAAGTTCTTTCTGTCCATTTTCTTGAAAATCTTTAGCCTCTTTTCTTGCATCAGATTCTTGCTGTTTATACTTAAGGTTTTTAGTTATTCTAAATTTTACCTCGTCTCTGCTTTTATGCCAGTCATCTTTGGCATCTTGAACATCCTGAAAATCTTTCTCTTTTGCAGTAGGTACTACTGCTGATGCTTCTTTCTCTTTTGTAGTAGGTACTACTGCTGATGCTTCTTTCTCTTTTGTAGTAGGTACTGCTGATGCTTCTTTCTCTTTTGCAGTAGGTAGTACTACTGATGCTTCTTTCTCTTTTGCAGTAGGTAGTACTACTGATGCTTCTTTCTCTTTTGCAGTAGGTACTGCTGATTCCTTTTTCTCTTTTGCGATAGAGGCAGCACCATCTTCCAAGGCATCTTTAACTAGATCCGCACCATAACCCAAGCTATCAATAAGTCCCTTATTTGCTTCCTTTTTCTGTTCTCCTGCTACTTTCTCCTGTTCTAGTAAAGAAGATTTAGCCTGTTCTTGTGTTTTCAAGAGTTTTTCCAATGCAGATATATCTGCAATATTTGAATCCGCAGATGCAGAAGAAGCCAATCTTTCATCAATATCTTTTTTATAGCCTTGTAACCCAACTATTGCTTTAACTAATTTTATATTATCACCCTCTCTTTCCCCTATTCCTTTTTTCCTTTCTCCTTCAGGATTCAAGACTGCACCTAGTAATCCGCCTGGGTTCAATGGTGACAAAAGCACCTGTTCTATGGTGGGCGGAGTATAGCTTACAAGTGATGTTCCATCTACGTTTTTCCCATGTCCCTCATTAGCACTTCTTTGATCCTTTAAATTTTTAAGTCTTGGACTATCTTTTTCCTCAAAATTTTTAGCAGCTTCCTCAAGGAGCAATCTCTTCTCTAATTCTTTCTTCTTATTATCTAATAGATTCCTAGTAGAATCCGCCGCACCAGATGCTTCTTCTGCGGTTTTAAATGTACTTTTATTCCATCCTTCAGTTTCTTTACTACTAGAACCTTCTACCTTTTTTATCTTATTTTGCCAATCTTCACGACTCATACCGATCTCGTCAGGAGCGTTATACGATCCCTGCTTCTGTTTTAACAATTCTTCTTTATTTTTAATTCTTATGTCAAATGGATCTCCAGCCTGGCTGCCAGCTATACCTTTTCTAACTTCTTTTTCTTCTGCTATCTCTTTTGCTAATTTTTCCTGAGACTCTTTATCATAACCTCCTGTTTTAGCTTTAATATCTAATTCAGTTATGCGGTTTTTGGCATCTAAAATAACATCTTTTCCTAATTCCGGCACTTGAACACTAATTCCAGAGACGGGAGTAGCTATAGGATTAGGGATAGCAGTATCAGTAGGGATAGCAGTATTAGCATCAGCAATAGGAGAAGTAGGATACCCAGAAGGACCAACCGTAGGCCATGAACTTTTTCCTTTTGGCATAGGCAATACGTTAATACCATCTCTGGTATTTCCTGTTTGAACATTAATACCTACACCAGTAACCCCACTTTCATAATTTCTAGAACCGTCAGCATTTCTAGAGTCATCTCTAGAGCCATCTTTGTTATTAATATATCGAGTACCATTAGCAAATGATTCACCATCTCTCCAGTCTGCGCCGCTCTTTCTATCTGGAAGAACAAAACCACGTACTCTAGCAGGTTGTCTTTGCCCTTCATTAGTCTGTCCTTGTCCTTGTCCCTGTCCTTGTCCTTGTTGATTTCTACCAGTCTGTCTAGCACCATCTTGCATTGACGAAAGTACATTAGGCTGATCTATAGCGGCTTGTCCCTCGTAGCGCCTTCTATTACCATTAGCACCATTAGCACCATTAGCATGATCTAAAGCATTATTTGCATATTCAGCAGCATCAGCTGCTGTTCTATTTCTCATTACATCTTGTATACCAGAAGCGCCATTCTGTGGTATCGTTGTATTATAAGCAAATGTTCCACCTCCAACGCCTCCCTGTTCTGGATTTATAATACCAGGTCCCTGTGCTGAGAATTGTGCACCTTTTGTATAACCACCTCCCAAGGCACCAGACATACTACTAACGACACCACCTAGCTTCAATGATGATTGTAAATTTTGCTGTTGTGTTATTAATATCTTGGTAAATCTTCCAGCACCAGTATTCATTGATCCTAAAGCACTTATCCATCCATCTCTAAGAACCTTAGTTTGCTCTGCCTGTTGAATCTTTTTCTGCAATATTTTGCCTTCAGTTTCCAAAACTCGCTCTCTTAGAGGAATTATAGCTTCTTCAGAGGATCCATTTGCCTCTGCTGTATTAACAATAGCTATTCTTATATTCTTTTCTTTCTCAAGAAGTCCTATTTCCTTCTCCATAGATTCAACAGCCATCATTCTCATATCAGCAGAAGCACCAACACCAATAGCGAAATTATCTGCCAAGGAAACCATCTGCGTGAATAATGAAGTTTGCTTTTCAGCTAATGATAGTTGATACTTGTATTTATCTCCTAATTGGGAAGCAAGATTGACCTTTCTAGTAAAGATACCACTTATTTCCTTCTCAGTATTAGCGATATCAGCCTGTACAACTTTATAAGCTTCTAACTTTTTATCCTCAGCGCTTGTTGCCTCTGCGCTTTTCTTAAGAATTGAGAGTCTCTCGTTAAGTAAACTCATTTCTGTATCCATTTCGGCAGTTATTTTTTTAAATCCCTCTAGCAAATCCTCTTCAACAATTCTTCCTGTCATAGCTGCAACTTCTGATTGTTCTAAAAGACTTCCAGTTATGGCTTCAGTTACAGCCTTTTGCTGCTGAGCTTTTCTTACTACTTCCGCTTCTGCTGTAGTAATTTCTTCGAGTGCGCCCCTTGATTTGGCGAGTTCTAGATTCCATTCTGCTAAGGTCTTACCACCACTTACAAACGATTTTGAAGCATCTTCTCCCTCTTTCCCAACATCTCCTATGCTTTTACTCAATAACTCTATATCGTTTTTAAGAGCATTTATAAATCCATCACTTTTTGCGTCTTCTCCTTTTCCTGCCTGAGCATTAGACAGATCCATAGATAAACGTGCTTTGGACTCCTCCATAGCTGACATTCTTGCTTCGGATGATCCACTATAATTTCTCTTATCGTCGCCGCTAAGATTAAGAGTTGTTACTCTAAACTCTTGAGACTTTTCAAATTCTTGATTTGCCAATGTCAGTCCCTCTTCTGACTCTTTACCTCTTTTTTCAAGTTCTTTTCTTTTTACTGGATCGTTTATTGAATCTTTACCATACTGCCTAGCCTTTTCTATCTCTTCTGCCATTTTCTTTTCTTCAGCTTTTGCAAAGATCATTGAAGTTTGAGTTTTCTCGTATTGTGCTTTGGAATCTTTCTTAAAATCTTTAACGTCTTTTTCATCCTTTTCTCCTGTTTTAACAGCCCTGGCTATTTTAGTAGCTGAATCTTCAAAAAGAGTTACAGCATTATTGAATATATTACCAGCTTCTGTAATTCCGCCAATAGCTGCTCCGATAGCCGCTCCCGCAGGACCGCCGAACATAAAGCCTGTTGCTGCCAGACCTCCTATTTTTAATGCACTTCCCCCTAACCCAGCTCCTGCTGCGCCTCTTTCTGCTCCCCAATCTTTTTTAGCCCTTGCAGATGACTTCATAGATTCCGAAGCTTGCGTTACTCCGTAACCAATTCCGTAAGCCATAAGACCGTTAGCCCCATACGCACCCCTTCCTGCTACTCTGCTAGCATAACCTCCTCCAGCAGCACCTATTCCACCTCCTCCACCTCCTCCCATGCCCATCCCGGCAGCCAAGCCACCAGCTAAACTAACTGCACCTGTTCCAAGCTTCATAGCCATCGCACCTAGTTTGATAGATGCGGCAGCAACGCCAATTGCAACAATAATATCTTTAAGTTGATCCCAGTTTTGAACTGCGCTCGTGACAAAACTTTCCATTTTATTAAAGAATTTTTCAACTTCTGGAGCAATCTTATCAATAGAATCTGCGAATTTCACCATGATAGGCATTAAAGCTTTACCAATAGCAAGCATGAATTTTTCAGATGCTATTTTTAATTTTGCAAATGCCTCTTGATTTTTCTTTAATTCTGCTTCTCTTTTCTTATCAGCTGTACTAATTAGTAGACTACTTTTAAGATAAGTTTGAGATGATTTATATTCCTGCAAAGACATCTTACCTGACAAAAGCATAAGTTTTGTCATAGTGCCTATTCTTTTTTTATCTGATGCATCTAATCTTTCAATTGAACCCTGAAGTTCTGGAATTTTTGCAGATAACTGGCTTAATGATCCTAACATTTCATTTTGTGCGTCAGTAGATAATCCTACTGCTTTTTGAATATTAACCATCATTTTTTCGAAGCCACCAGCAGAAAATGAACGAAATCCTTTCTCATATGCCGAGAAAAATTTCAATACATCACCTTGTGTCATATTAAGGGTTTTACCTAGTCCCTTAATGCGACCTTCAGTTTCAATAACTCCCATTCCATATTTTTTAAATGAACCTGACACAGCAACAAGTGAATTATTATAATTCTCTACTGCCGATACTCCGCCTTTAAGTGATGATGATATAGTAGTAAAGCCGAAGCCAAGCGCCAAAATGTTTTTTACGCCATGTAGTGCTGCGCCATTTAATTTAATAAATCCGTCAGCAAGGCTCTTTGTAGAATCAGATGCCTTCTTCGCATTCTTAGCCATATCTGTAAATGCGTTATTAATTAACGCATTCATATTAGCAATAGTTTGCCTATGCTTAGGAAGAGAATTGAATATCTCTAATACTGATTTGTATAGATTACCTAATTGCTTATGAGATAAATCAAAGCCTTCCATCACGGCTTTGATTTTAATCTCTCTTAATATTTCTGATTTTTCTGGTCTAGAAGGCAATAGACATCTCGTAATAAAATAAGCAAACTAAACTATTATATTAATTAGCCAACTAATGTTTCTAATTGTGCGCTTACTACACCTGCTATAATAGGATTTAAGTTTTCAATATTAGATTCTGTAACAGGCACTGCTTTTCCTTCATTATCTATTAAAGTCCATGACTTTAATAATTTCTTAAATCTAAGCAATCTTAAAGCTAAAGGATTAAATGAAAGATTAACACCATCATTAGTAGATAATGTTCCCAATATAGATACATTATCTTTAAATGATGGCTTCTTAAATACGAAATTATAACTTTCTATACTATCTTTTAAAAATATACTATCATCATCGAAAGATTCTTTAATAATATCAGCTACTATACTTCCAGAGATGTCTTTTGTTACAAAAATCTCAATTGATACTGTGTCATTTGGGTCAATAAAAATACCATTCATATCTTTTTCCTTTTTAGAATAATCCGTTTTTTGCTTTACGTTTTTCTATCAAACCATTTTTAATTTGTATTAACGTAACCATTAATTCAGCATCTATATTGCTCATATTTCTTACTTCGCTGATAGTCCAATGGAATTCCGATGCTAACATAAACTCTATTGCTTGTTTTGGGACCGGCTGTACAGGTCTTCTACCTTGAACCATATCTGATACAGCCCTTATGATTTTCCCATTTCATCATCCGTTATCTGAGTCATCTCATTATACTTTTCATATAAAGCTAATACTAAATCTGCGGGGAGTTTGTCAATATACTCAGGAGTTACTGCTACTTTTCCATCACTTACAGTAATATCCCATTCTGCTAATAAGCTTTTTATTCTCGTATCTCTGTATTTTCCCCAATCAATTTCTGTCTGCCCTGTTATTTCATTAGGTACTTGACACTGTTTCATCATTTTATTTTGATCTTCCCAGCTAGCTAGCCTCCATTTGGTATTTAATACTTGTACAATATGTTTTGGATCGGACATAATCTTCTTGGCTTTTTCTTCTTCAAGAACGGTTAGTCTTTTTATACCAAATTTATTTTCCTTCATTTGAAAAAATAATGGAAAACAAACCAATTCTTTTTCTGCGGAGAAAAATAAATTTCCAATTTCATTCGACATAATCAAACTCCTTATTGTTATATGATACTTATATTCAGATCACCAAATATTGTATCGTCTATTTAAGATATTAAAATACAGTCAATTACCGTAATCTAAAGATATTGGGTTCTACGCCGTTTAATTATAATAAAAGCTACAGCAAACTGGTATATAAAATAACAGTTTGCTGTAGATATGAAATTTTGTTTTTAATTCAATTAAGCGGTTGTAACAGTAATGTTTTCTTGATTAACGTTACTATTTGGGAAAGCATGCCATGCAACCGTTGTTTCAAAAATATCAGTTGATAATGCAATTTCTTCAATCTGATAAACAATATTTGGCAATCTAATAAGCAAAGTTCCTGCACATCCTGCCTTCTGTAGTCGATAACCGTATCTTACAAATCCTGTATTACGACAGCGATCCTGGTTGTCCGCTGAATCTTGACTCAAAATAGGATGGCGACCAAGAAGAACAACGCTACCAGTTACATCTCTTTTTCTAGCTTGAATATCTTGAGGAGCAAGCTTGCCGTTTAATGTATAATAACGTTCAGCGTTATTATTAATTGTTGAATCAAATGATCTAATATATTCACCACCAACTATACCACCTTCTGTGCCTAGCTCAACAACAGCATCATTCCATGTAGCAACACGGGAATTGACCAGGTTAGGAGTAGTTAGTGAAGCAACTTCTCTATCTTCTGCGATAACTTCAGATGTGATTGTTATCAAATCCGATTGAGCTACCTTAAAGTTAAAAGAGTTTACAATACAGTTAGTATATCTAAATGAGGCATTATTAGTTGTGTACTTAACTTCTACTGTTGTCTTATTCAATCTGGCTTCTAAGCCGTGTCTAAGAATACACAAATTAGCCATAACTGCTGTTGGATTATTGGCAACATCACCCATAACTGCCGGATAGGTAATAGAACCACCAACGATTTTAGGACCAAGCTGATACACAGTTCGGTCAAACGCACCGTCAACGACTTCTGGTTTCGTAACTTCTTGACTTAGTTTGATATCGCAAGAGGTAGCTCTAACGACAGCGTTAGCTACCTTTACGAATCCTACAAAGCCCATATATGCTGGAGGGACTGCCATAGTTTGTTATACTCCTAATAATAAAATCTAACCAAATCTAAATCTAAATATAAATACTGGCCAGAACAATTATGGGTCAATATTTGAGGAAGCAATTGGAAATCCAGCATCCGAGGATAACAAGGCGAAGTCCGCAGGAACCGTAATTCCTTGGTCATCCAAGTAAGCATCAACTGTAGCAAAACTACCAGCAGCAATTACATGCTCCTGTAATGCCCTAATAGCACCAAGTAGTAAAGTTGTACTTTGAAGTAAATCTGAGTTAACAAGGTAACTTTCCCAAAAGTCAGTCAAGAGATCCACTTCAGGTCTAATTGAGTTTAACTGAACAACAGTATAAACTGCATCAAACAATTGGTCCTTACTATCGTACCTAGCACGATACGCCTGTGCATAATCGGTTGCTATCGTGTAGTAATCTGTTCCAGAAATAAAAGCCATTTGTAGTCTCCTTAAGAGTCGCTGAATCCTAAATTATTTTAGCTATCATAAAATAGCTATTTCATTATAATACTTGTTACCATAAAATATATTCTAATTCCTCTTTTCTAATATTTATATTAGAAATTTTCTTCTATTTTTAATACCATGCTGGTATCTTCCATTATATCTTTAATCTTACTATCTAATTCTATTACAAAGTTTTCTATATAAATCCTTTTCGCAATTTCCGATATCTTTCCTCTTATTTTTTTAAATAATTCTTTTTCAGAATTCCATATATAATATATGTTACAAAGTTCTTTGGTTATACTATCAGGATTAACTATAAATAACTCTTCTTCTCTTTCAGAAACAAACTGTACACCTTTTAATGAAAAATTAATCTGATTTAGTCCTTCATTTTTTAACTCATCTAATATATCAGCAAAAGCCCCAACAGGAGAAATTAACGGAATACAACCATAAGACATAGCTTCTAAAACACTCATAGCTGTAGCTGATCGCATTGAAGTATCAACTATAACTGTTGTGTTTTCATACATTTCTTTCATTTTATCATCAGATAATCCCTGATTAATAGAAACATATTCTTCTGCTATTTCTACTTCTCCATATCTTTTCATGAGAGCATCAATATTATAATCTCCAGGATCATGAAAATTTGTATGCAATCTAATATTTGTATTACTTATATTTAATTTTTCACATGATTTAGAGAATTTTCCAGCCCCAGATATAAATGCAGATAAATTACTGATATGAGAATTCTTACCAACCCCTAATACTGAGAATTTATCTCTCATATCTCCTACATGTCCTGCTCTTTTTTCAGATAAACCTATTCTTCTAACATTGACATCATCTTTTGCTATCTCTGACCACTGAGCCTTGTTATTACTATTAGTTAAAAATAACAAATCTATACCATCTAGTAATGTAAGATAAGATTCATTTATGGGAGATGCTGATCCTGCTATGATAGCAACCCACTTAAATGTGTTTGGAAGTAAATCTTTAACTAGCTTTAGAGTTGAAATTTCATGATAATCTCCAATAGTTATTACTACGTCTGGGTTTTCTGTCTTAATAGTTTCATAGATATGAATAGGAGATGTCTCTATCCCGTTTTCAAATGGAAACAATTGACATATATCATCATATGTACTTGTTCCATCTTTTTTAGGCATAAAAAAATTTAAATCATGATGCCAGACTGCTGATGATACATCATGTCCAGAAGATGATAAGTATTTTAAAATTTCACTATTCAATCTTCCTAAATTTGTTAGTAAGTAGGGAGATGCGCTGATCGTTAAGATTTTCATATAACATCCTTATTTGAGATGAGTATCCTGGAATCGGAACTCCTGTAACTCCTCTTCCTCTGCAAACCATTTAATTACGGCAGCTTGAAGCAAAGACCCTTTGCTTATCTTACCGTAATCAATGCTGCTAGGCCAAGAGTTGTATATAAATCTCTTCGGATGAATTAGGATAGAATTATCAGAAACTAAATAATTTTCACAAATACCGTCACCAACTTCAATTGTATTTTCATCTAATAACTGTCTAACTGTAAATTCTTGAGTCTTATACTGATCTTCTATAAAAGCTCTTAAAACACTTTGTTTTGGGAATGTAGGCTGAGATATACTAGTATCTTCAAATATAGATGAATCAGCAACCTTTAGAAAAATATCTCCAGCTGTAGCATCTGCTGTTAAAGATGTTATTTCATAGTCTCCAATAAGTGGATATATATTTCTCTTTAATCCATGCTGTATAGCTTCTACCATTTGCATTATAAATCTTAACCCATCCTCATGAGTTGATTCCAAGGCATAAATAGTAACTTCTATTTCATATCTTTCTTTTGTACTTTCTAGTGTCATCCACTCTGAATTTCTACTTATAGCATTTACGGTTATAGCAGGGTACATAGGAATAACATCAGGGTCTCCTATATATATGCCATTAACAATCATTTGATTAATAGCTTTTTCTATAACAGAGTTTTGGTCAACAGTCCAGTTGTACAATATTGGAGATGATAGTCTTACATAATTATTATCTATAACTTCAGATATTATTAAATCAACTTCATACTGTAATGGGTCATGAAGAAGAATTTCGTCTCCCTCTCTGAATCTTAATGTTGAATTTAACTTAATAACAGTATCACCAACATTTGCGTCTTCCGTAAGAGGAGAAGCAGTTGTTGTCCATCTTCGGACAATTCGTCTAATGCTGTCTAATACTGCTTCCATTATATCCCTTATAGTCCACTAGTTAACTTATTAATAAAATCATCAACTGCCTTATCAACTATATCATCTATAGATTCTTCATCATCCGCGGAAAGTTCGCCTGTCTCTTTTAATATATCCAACTTTTCCTGAGCAATAGCATCTTTATTATTTTTTGATAAAGTTGGTTTTTGTCTTAAATTTTCCTTATTACCAACTCCAGGGCCTATATAAGATCCTCCATCGAAAACCATATTTGATTTTCCTATCCTATCCATTATGTTCAATAGATTCTGAATATCATCCGACATCATCTATCTCCTTAGCCGCATCAGTACCCTTATGAGTATCATACTGTGCAGGAATAGTAGGATCGAAAAGTCTTCTACCAATTCTTAAATACCCATGAAGAACAGTAATACCCCTAAGTATATTATTAAGATGCTGTCTTGCTAATTTTCTTAGATTGCTACCATATTCAGACTTGCTAGGAGATACCTGAGCCATAAAATATTTATCATAAATATCAGCTGAAGCTAGCCTGGCACAAACTAAAGGAATAGGATCAGGATATTTTACCCTTATTACTCTTGTTCCAGCATTAAATGAAGTGAATATCTCTTCTACGGTAGAAAATACCCCACTTGCTACCATGTCTTCAATTGTAAATCTTTCTTCATTAACCCCGTCAGTTATGATAATATTATCACCAGCAGTTAATGGGCATTTTTTGTCTAATATTATATACGAATTATATTCTGCTATATCAGATTGTAATGATGTTTCAAAATCTGCCATTTCACAAAAAGGTGTTTTATATTGATGACTTAAAGTTGCATCAATTTCTTGACCTGCAAATTGAATATACTGTTCAATAATATCTGTAGGAACAGTATTTTTATCAAGAACTCTTCCTACTCTTAATAAAGCACCTCGACCTGTTAATGTAGATGTAGTAGCACTTGTAAGAGCCTGGGCCAAGATTCTTTCGACTTCTACTAATGTACAATAGCCCATTTAAGATTTACTCCATTGATTTTGCAACGGTATCGTCTTTAGACTGTTGCATTTTGCGATAAGCACTTGCTGCATATGTTAAACAACCCTTAACAACTGCGTTTCTCGGGTCTTTTGCATGCCTAACTGATTTAATCACAAAAGGCAATTCAAGACTACTTATAACTTCACTAACTTTATCGCAAAATCCTTTAGGCATTGATGTGCCACCTGCAACAACAACTTCCAATGGAGCTTCAAACTGGCTTTTAACCTTTTGGAAATGAGAACTAAACTTAGAAAATACAAATTCAATCATAGATGTATAGTATGCATTAAGAGCAAAGATAATATCATCGTCATCTTTCAAATTCCCGAAATCCAATTCTACTTCTTTCTTCTTGGTAACCTGAGAGATAGGAGCACCAGTCGCCTCAGATACCTTCTGGTCGATCCAGTCTCCTGATCTAGCGGCTGACATGCCCAATACCTGTAAACCCTTGTAAGCTAATACGCAGTTGACTCTGCCAGCTCCAAAGCTGATACCAATACCGCTATATGGTCTTTCTACTTCCTTACCATCTACGATTTCTGTAATAGATGGTCTTTCACCAAGAACTACGGCATGGCCCTCTTCAATTACTTTTACATTATAACCAAGTTGCTGAAGCATACCACTTATTCTAGCTTTATGAAAAGCACTGTCAGGAGAATCATCTACAGATGGTGAAGATACGCATGTACAAACTACAGATGTTTTATCAGGTGCTTTCCCTATTGCATTTTTAATCATTTCTGATAAAACTAGCATTTTCTTTTCTTCGCCCTTATTAAGAACACCATCTTGCAATGGTCTACGCAATTCCACTTTACCTGGAAACATATTAGCTACTCTAAGAGAGTCTTCCCCAAGAACATAATAATGCTTACCATCTTTAACATATTGCCAAGAATTTTGTTTCAATATGTCTTCTATATCATCTGTAGCTGCAATTTCCACAAATGCATTACGCATTGTTTTTATTGACACATTTCCACCAGAGCTTTCTTCAGCAGTTTGAAAAAACATTGTACCAAGGTCAACTCCTAATATCTTACTCATAATATAATCTCCTTACTAATATAATCGAAAAAATCATAACAATCCATCAAGCTCTTTTGCTCTTTCCGAAGGAGAATCTTTGATATTTTCTTCTGTATAACTTATATTTGCTTCTAAATCTTTAGTCATATTCTTAACAGCCTTGGCGTGTATAGAATTTAATATATCTTCATCAATATTATCAGAAGGTCTATTGGATCTACTTTCCGATCTTATTTCTGATTTACTTTCGTAAATAATAGATGGTTTCTGATTCTGCAATAAACTAGTTAGTTGTTGCAAAACAGAAGTTAAATCAGGGTTATTTCCCATACCTGATATAGCCTTTTTTAATTCCTTCATGTCATCTTTAATAGATTTCAAATCGGGATTGTCAGATTGTCTCTCTACTGGAGGTGGCTCTTTAGGTTTTACTGATCCTCTTACTTCCAGAATACCTTGGTGAATAAGAGTCTTTAAATCAGAAGATGATAATATTTTATTTTTAGAACATAGCTTTTCTAAATCAATACCTATCTTACTTTGTAAAACTACATTTAGATCTTGTATCACTACAGATCTGTTTGTTTTATTAACAATGAAATACATTATCTAACTCTTGATTTAGGTAGTTTATTAACAACAGATTCTAATGATAGTTCACATACAGACTTACACTCAGGACAAATATATAATATCTTCTTTTCTGCAAAGTTAATTTCTAAAGAAGGCTCTTGAGTCGTATGACGACATTGTACATTACAGCATACAGCCATTATTTTAGGAATGTTTATCGGCATAGGCTTTCTCTATATGCTTTCTTACGATACTAGCATATTTATCTTGTAATATAGAAATCTTTTCATCTATAAATTTCATGCTACTATGAGCATAATTATACTTACTCATTTGCTTTTTTATTTTTATAAGAGTAGAAGATTCTTTAACATATGCTGTCTTGATTTTTTGCATACCTGAAGCTAGTGTTCTCCAGTTTTCTGGAAACTTCTCTTTATCCAACAAGCCGTAATCCATAAGAGCATTATTCCACTTTCTTTCAGGCTTTCTCTCTTCCCATGAATCCGGAGTAAGAGCTTCTCCGTTAAACTTCTCTTCAGGATCGGGAGATTTATGATAACCTAAAATTGTTCTCAATAATGGAGCGGCTCTCATATCTTTTAGCCATGAACTTCTTCCCCCTCCTAATTGGTTATCAAATCCAAGGTAGCGATTCTGATAGCCTATTAGATCCATAAAGTTTCTTCTAACAGATGGTGGATATTTGTGCTGGCTCGGTTCTTTGCCATTTTGGTCTTTAACCATCGATACTAATACGGCAGGGGCTACATCTGAAAAAAAGTTTTTAGCTCTTTCTCGCAAAGTACTTACTCTCGCTGGGTCTGAAGGCGATGGTCTATCTGCAATAAATTTCTCAAAATATTCTACACCTTGCCCTTGCATCCTAAGAGTCCTCTCTACCTCCTGTTCACTAATTTCAAGTTCTTTTGCTATTTGCTGAGATGGTTTTCCTAATTCATACCCTGATAGAACAGCCTTTTTCTTATTCAGTGAATCAGAAAGATACTTACTAATTAGCTGTGGTTTTATCAATTTGCTATAATTCTTAATTTCAAATACACCCTGGGGTGTTGACTTATAAAATTTAATTGTTACTCCATCAGAACCCTTAACAGAAAATTCTTGACCTTTACCTATGCTTTTATTTATTTTATCAATTTCACTGCGGTCCATCGTTCGCCCCATCAGCCCGCGAACTTGTTTTTCAGAAAATTGAGATATCATCTCTACGAAATCAGCCTTTGCATACATATCATGGTCAAGGCCACCTGGATTTCTCTTATCCGCCATCTGCCGCATTGTCTTAGCAACCTCCATACCAAGATCCGCAACGCTCTTAATCTCCTTATGCTTTAAAGAAGAAAAAGTAGTCCATGCACTATTATTAGAAGGAAGTTCAGAAAGAGGTTCGTTAATAATATTTTGCTCAACCTGCTCAATACCAATACCCAACAATGACTTTACGGCTTCATTCATATTATCAATCATATCCTGAGTAACAGAATCTAATCCCTCATCTAATCCCTCAAGTAGCCTATATGCCTCAACTTTACTTGCGTCACTAGATTGTGGATTCAGAAGTGTTTCCTTAGCTTCTTCTTTAGCAGAAGCCATGCTTGGAGGATCATTTTCGTCAACTGCTAAAGTTCTATTAGAAACTCCATCAGTATTTGTCACATCAATATTCCGTGTCCCTTTAGATATATTCCTGTTTTGTACATTCAGTTGGGCATTTCCTAAATAAGTACGAATATACTTCAAAATAGATTTATCACTTGCAGTACCATCTCCGTAAATAAGATCATTCATCTTTTTAAGCAATTCTGGCTTTTGCTGCTTCAATATAGCATTAAATTTTTTGTTTCCAGCTTCATCTTCTATATTTTTTAAGAATTTGAATACTTTTGAATACGATTTTTTCGTACTAGACAAATCTACCCTTAACTCCCTAATTGGATTACCATATTTATCCTCTCTTACATGAAGATATTTTTTAAAGAGACTATAATCTAATTTAGGAGCATTGACTGGTATTTTAACTGGCAGAGTTTCATTAGAGTTTTCTGGATCTGGACCTGTTACATTTTTTTCCTTAATACTACTAAGTAATCCATATTTACCATCTTCTCTTAGTTCTAGTAAATTGTTTTCCTTCAATTCCGATATAACACTTTTTGGTAATTTACTGAGATTTTTTTTAAAAAATCCAATCCTTTGGTCAACACTAAACCCTTCATCTCCTCTTCTTGCATCCTTCTTTGCTTTTGGATCTCCTAAAAGATATGTTATTGCATATTGAAATGCATCTTGACCAACTTGCCCCTCTCTATTGATATATGCTTGGAATTTATCAGGATTAAGAATATACATATTATAGAATCCATTGATTTGCTCACTTAGACCACTTATCTTACTCCATTTTTCACCAAACCAATCTGGTTTGTCGGAAAAAAACTTAGCCCTTTTTTGACTATTTTGCTCAACATCGTCCGTAACAGTATTAGCATGTGGAAGGCTGTTTACAGGATCAGTGGTAGGATCAGGAGTAGTCGCAGCAACAGGAGGTAATAAATCCTGAATGTTCTTTGGCAAGGGCGCACCATTGTACATTTTTTGTATAGAAAGAGCAGCATCTCTTTTTTGCTCTGGCGTTGCCATTGGATTATCTATAACTTCAAATGGATCATTTGATTCTTCCTGTTGCTGAATAGCATATTCATCTTTATCAGTATCATCATAAGAATCATCATAAGAATCATTTGGCCTATATTGATCTTCCCCTTTTTGCAACTCCCAAGGAGCAGCAGCAACTTTAGAAATATCTTTTTTAGCCAATTTGCCAAGTAATTTCTTAATATCCATAATATCTTCTCCAGTTTAATTCTACACAACTATATATCTTTCGACATTGTTTATACTAAATCCTTGAAAAAAAAGCCAGCCTTACAGGCTGGCTTTCGTTATTAAGATTTTCTTATATCTTACTTCTTTTTAGGTAAAGAAGATACAATATACATTCTTTCTCTTTCCAATATATCTTTGTGATCAGGATTATTATAACTAAGAGGATCGCCAATCGCTTCAAAATACATTCTGGTATTACTCAATCCTGATTCTCTGTTAACGTTCCACCCCCAGCTAACGCCTCCTATTATATACTGATGAACTCCAAGTATATTAAGGAGATCTATACGAGATTCAGCAGGATGGTCTTCCTTAACAGCAAGCATAATAGGAAGCATCTCGACCCACCAGTGACCAAAATGATTCTTTATGGATCGTCTAGTCTTAGCATCAAAATTCAAATTAGCCAGCTTTCTTGTTACTTCCAAAGGCTGTAACAAGATGTTATCTATAAAATCCTTATTTACCATAAGTCTCTTAGATATCTCTCCGTATTTCTCATGCTTAGTAACGATTTCAGGAATTAACGCAATGTCTATTCCTTTTTCGCGTAACAGGTGAACAAATCTCTTGAATTGAGAGATTTCTTTAATCTCTTTAATCAAGTCAGTTGGGGAGATAAGCTTAGATAAATCCCTATTGCCATCATAATGAATAACGATACTAGAACCCTTCTGTCTATAGCATAAACCCTTTTCGCTAACTCTTTTTCTAGCCTGCTCATTCTCAGGAACAAACAATTCAGAAATCTGACGTAAAGAAAGATGAATGACAGCCTCCAAACACTCTGCTCTCTCCATACTCTTCATCTTACACTTTGCTCTTAAGGTCTTAACAATATACTCTCCAAGAGCTTTAGTATAGTCTAAAGACTCTTTAGTAATAGCTGCGACCTTTTCAGCTCTATCTGTTTTTTCCTCTGGAGTATCATCCCTGAAATCTACTCTTTTGCTCGAAACCATAAAAGAAGACTTAGCATCAAGAAAGGAAGGCAAAGATGGATCATTATCGCCAATAAGAGTACCAACGTCTCCGCTATAGGATGTTTCTTTCTTTTTTCTACGCCATTCTTTACCAAGAGAAGTTCTTGCTCTGTTATACATATGGTATGTAACCCAACACTTAATATCTTCGCTATCATTGCAAATCAATTCCATCAATTTAGAAATAAGTCCATCCTTCTTTTCAGGAGAAGTATCATCCTTTACAGTTTCCAATGCTGCTAAAACAATAGATAACAAAGCCTTATCAGGCTTGATACATTTGTGGCCTTCATTACTGCTATTCTTAATTTTTATCTTTCTTGCTTCATCTATGCTTCTGTATCCAGCCTTCTTTTCTAAAGAAGATATTTCCTCTCTACTCTTAGACAAAACCATAACCTTACGTAAAGCAATAGATGCCCTAGTTGTCATATTGGAAGAATAGAATACAAAGAAATATAATCTCTGGTCAACGCTTCTTGAATCAGGCTCTCCTAATGCATGAGCCACCCCATCAAGACCACCATCTTGGACAACATCATTGTTATTTATAAACTTAGAATACCTAGATAAAGTTGTAACCTTATCAAGCAAAAAACCAGGGTTAAGTCTAAGGAATTCTGAAGCGTGACTGCTAAAAGAAAGCAAGTCACTTGACTTTCTGTTTCTTTTATCGCCAGGATGATTGGTATAAGCTTCGCCAAAATTAGCAAAGAGAGTCTGTAAAAACTTGTCTGACTTGTCTCCAATGAGATTTTCGCAGACTTCCCCAAAGATAACTCGGTCTTGCGCATCCATCCATTCCTGTGGATAAGCTACGCATGATGCTTTATCTTTATTCCTTTTTACGAATCTCTCCATTTCAGTAAGAAATGGACTTTCATACTTCGGTTCATCAGCTCCGCCCACAACTTCCATGTTCCACGGATTCGCCATTGATAACCTTCTTTCTGCTTGAGTTTACCCAAAACGTTTGGGTATTTTGCTTCGTCTTTGACTATTCTATTCTAAACTGTATCTATCTTCGATTGATGCCACCAGAGGATGACGAACGATGCAAGTCCTGTCCATCTCCACGATACCAACATTTTCCAGATTGTCAAGTCGCTCAATTATGTCTGAGAGGCCATTTTTATTACGAATGTCACTTTGTGAAACATCTCCGGTAATAACCACTTTCGATCCCATACCCATGCGGGTAAGAAACATCCGCATTTGTTGTGGCAAAGTGTTTTGCATTTCATCCGCTATGACAAATGCGTTTTTGAAAGTGATACCCCTGTGGTAAGCCAATGGGATTGTAACAATCTTTCCTTCTTCTATTAACAGATTAAGGTCTGTTTTCCGGAGAGACTCAAGAAGAATATCCCAGATTGGTATTAAATACGGTGCAATCTTCGCATTGAAGTCTCCCGGAAGGAATCCCAGTGATTCACCGCATGCTTCAATACACGGTCTTGTTATAATAAGTTTTTGATAATTACCCCAAATCAGCTGCTGTAATCCAAAGATCGTTGCTAAGTGGGTCTTTCCGGTTCCCGGAGCTCCATGTAAAATGGTTAAGTCGTTATCTTTTATAATTTTAATTGCATTTTTTTGAGCATTATTAAGAGCCGAAAGAGAAATCTTTAACTTTTGGTCTTGATTTAACTTTGGATTTTGAATTTTACTTTGTTCCTTACGCTTATCGGTTACGGTAAATTTCTTTTTTTTTGACAAATTATTCCTCTTCCCCTTTTCTGAGTAAACATATAAGGTTATCATTAAGTTTGCAAACAGTAGGACTTAGTTCTCCAACTATGAATCCTGAATATCTAAATTTAGGGTCAACATCTATAATTCTTAAAATAGCCTCTTCCCATACATCTCTTGGAAGATACACAGATTTACCCATAAGTACCTTTGATCTAGCTCCAATTAGATCTATACCGTATTTATCTTTTATATCATCAATTATACCTTCTAATTGATCTGTAAAGTAAAGACTTGTCCAACCACCGTCAATTATAGATTTTTTAATTGATTCTTTGTCATTCGCAGATAAACTACTGAAAATTATTTTCTTCTGATTAGGAGATAGACATTTAATGTAATGCCAATACTCTTCAAAGTCTTCGAAAATGTGAACAGAACTACTATTGTTGCTCATTTTACGTTCTCCAATTTGAATCATCAGAATCTCCTATTATAATTTTCAATAATGAAAAATAAAACCCTTTAACAATGTTTATACAAGTTCTACTACTACCTTGTTATGAGTAACATATAATAGACAATTTACATTATTATTAATAAATAAGTCTCCAAGTGTTGTTTCTACTTTTTTAATTTCTAAGTCAGAATCTTCAGAACTCAATCCTGTAGTATCTACCTTGACAATAAGAAGTCTATTATCAAGTGTATAAAACTGAGAATTATTTTTAGATATCACATTCTCTGTGCTATCTATTTCAGCAACAGGTTCAGATGCATCTATAAAAACAGTTTCATCCATAGGATGAACTATATTTTCAGTTACAGATTTTAGTTTTCTCTTAGCCATTTTATTTTCCTTTGTAAGATAGTACAGTTTCTCTTATTCCGTCCTCGAACGAAACAGAAGGTTTCCAACCAAGTAGATTTTCTGAACGACATATATCTGCTCTTGTATTTTTAGGCTCAATTACTGCTGTCCCATATATGACTTCGATATCAGTTTCCAATACTTCTTTGATGTTTTTAATAACATCATTAACACTACGATTATTTCCAGCCCCAATATTAAATGCTTTTCCAAATACTTCCGTATTGTCAGGCCAAGCTGCTATTATATTAGCCTCAACGACATCATGAATTGAAGTAAAATCACGAGTCTGCTCGCCATCACCAAATATAACAGGACTTTCTCCATTTATAAATTTACTTATACTTTTTGGGATTAAAGCAGCATAGCCGCCATTAGGATTTTGCCCAGGACCATATACATTAAAGTATCTTAATGCTACGGATTCTAATCCATATATTTTATTAAACATTAATGTATACATTTCTCCTGTTAGCTTTTGCAACGCATATGGAGACATAGGGTTAGGCTTCATAGTCTCTACCAATGGTAGAGTATCCTGGTCTCCATATACCGAAGAGCTAGATGAAAAGATAAATCTAGGAATTGAATGACTCCTTGCTGCTGTAAGTAAATTTAAAGTTCCAGTAATATTTGCGTTATTTGACGCCCAGGGGCTTGCAATAGAAAACTGAACTCTTGGTAATGCTGCTAGATGAAAAATAACATCTATACTCTCATCTAAAAACACGCTTTCCAAATCTTCTCTTTTTGAGATATCTACATCATAGAATCTTGCATCAGGATTTTTCTCTATATTTTCTATAGACCCAGTAGACAAGTTATCTATAACTATAACATCTTCTCCAAGGTCAATTAATCTAGATACCAAATTAGAACCTATGAAGCCAGCTCCGCCTGTAACAACACATTTAGACATTTTTTCCTCCAAATTTAATACCAGGAGATCCTTCTACTCTTATCTCTCCATTATCAAGCATAAAAGTATTCATTCTATCCAGTGTCCCTTCTACATACTTGATAACCATATCTTTAGATATTCTAAAAGAATGACCGTCTATTATAATAACTTTTAAGTCCTTATTGATTCTATTCAATTCTGCATCGTCACCTTTTATAAGTCTATTACGTATATCAGAACTTGGGACATAAAAGAACTCTATGTCCTCTCTCGATATCTTTTCTTTAATTGCCGATAGTTGTTGTGATGTAAAGTTTTTTATCATATAGCCTCCTACGTAATAATCGACGCAACAAAGGATCATCCCTTAATCATAAGGAATAATTTAGTATGAATTGGTATCACACTTCAAAATTCGCATTTCCGGTTTTCCAGGACTCTCTGCGAAATCAATTATTGCATGAATACAAATGGATGTGGAGACCGTTCTATCAAAGAGGATTAAAGGAAATACCAATAGGTATTCGTCTTATCCAAACTGATGAAGGCAAGTGGGGAGTTATAAATAATGACGGAAGTATAATTGTAGATTATGAACCATCTAACGAAGCACCGGAAGAAAGTGGAAAGCAAATAGACTTAAAAGAAAGAGTTGTTAACCAGGCTCTAAAAAGACTGTTCATGTCTCTAGCTGTATAACTGGGAATAGATCTAACTGATTATCATTTAATCTTTTAGATGCTATATCATAATATTCTTTTTCTTTTTCAATTCCTATAAAAATTCTTCCTGTATTTCTTGCTGCCAAAAGAGATGATCCGCTACCTGCACAATTATCTAAAACAACTTCCCCTTCATCTGAATGAGTTTTTATCAGATACTCACACAGGTTAATTGGTTTTTCTGAGCTATGGACTCTGCTATAATTATCAACACATTTGAACTCTAAAATATTAGTTGGAAATCTTGTTGTTTTTCCGCCTTCATAATTTCTTTTATTTTTCCCGAAATATGCCTGTCCATTTGAGCAACCCTTAGCAGAATTAGTAGGAATATGACCATCACTTATTTGAGGATTATATTTACCTCCCATAAATATGCATATCTCTTCAATCTTTCTTATAGGCATTCTTTTGGCATGAAAAAAGTTTGTTCCCTGGTTCTTTAACCAATACCAGCAAAACTTGAAATCTTTTTCATTTGAAGATATTAACTTTGTAGTAAATGGTTGAGAAGAAAATAGAGCTATAGTTCCATTAGGCTTTACAATTCTCTTGTATTGCTTCCATAAATTATCCATGTCTACCAACTTATCCCAATCGGGAGCAGTTATTCCATATGGCAAGTCGCATAAAACCATATCTACAGAAGAATCTGGAATATGAGGCATTATGTCAAGACAATCTCCAAAAATAATCTTATTATGAAAATCCAAATTAATATTCTTTAAATGAGGTAGTTTCAACCAGCATCAAAAACAGGTTCGCTCTCGTCTGCCTCTACTGGTTCAGGAAGATCTTTACTCCAATTAAATTTTGGTCTAAAATCTCCATCTCCATCTGAATAAATAGTAACATGCCTAGATGAGCCAATACTTCCAAGAGTTTGCATATAACTTAGCATACCAAGAAAGTGCGGAACCCATCTATCATTCATCTCTACTTCAATTGTGAATTTCATTTTCTATCCATGAACAAGTAACTTTTACACATTATTTCTAAGCATTGGAAGGTCTAAAATGCCTAATGGATCTTTATAAAATCTAAATGTTTCTGTAATACCCGTATGAAGATCTACTAGTTTAGGATTCCAGCCAATACTCTTCATTTTAGAAATATCTAAAAGTTTTCTTGGAGTTCCATTTGGAAATGAAGTGTCGTATTTTATTTCCCCTTTATAACCTATTATATCAGCAACCATAATAGCCAAATCTCTAATATGTATATCTTCACCACAACCTACATTTAATAGCGGATAATTTTCTTTTTTGTCTAACAAGAAAGAAATTGCTTTTGCTAAATCGTCAACACACATAAACTCTCTTTTAGGACTTCCATCTCCCCAAAGCACAACTTCTTTTGACTCTGAATCTTTAGCCTCATCAAATTTACGTATCATAGCAGGTAATACATGTGAAGATGCTAGATTATATGTATCATATCTTCCGTATAAATTTACTGGCATTAATGTCGCGCCAGAAAAGAAGCCTTCTGCCATCATTGCTTCCATTGTTTTAATACCAGATATCTTAGCAATAGCATACCATTGATTTGTTGGCTCCAAAGTACCAGTTAAAAAGTACTCTTCTTTAATTGGCTGAGGACAATCCCTTGGGTAAATACAAGAAGATCCAAGAAATATAACTCTTTCGACTTTAGTTCTTCTGCAAGCTTCAAGTAAGCTAGACTGTATAAGAATATTATCCTGTATAAATTTTACAGGGTTATCCTTATTTGCCATAATACCCCCAACTTGAGCAGCAGATATAACAACATAATCAGGCTCTATTGCTCGAAACTTTTTACAAACAGCATCAGCATCTCTTAAATCTAATTCTTTCCGCGAAAATCTAAATATATTTCTATAACCTAATTCTAGCAGGTTCCTCACAACGGCACGGCCAACCATGCCGCTGTGACCTGCTACGTAGATTTTTTTATCTTTATCCATTTATGTATATTTTCTTACCGTATAAACAATTGCGAAAATAAATCCAACGCAAATAAAAGTTAAGCCAATGATCTGCTCCATGATATCTCCTTAGAAAAGATTAGTAGGTTCGTCTTCCCATTTGATCGGGTCCGATAGAATATCAGTTTTTGGTTGCTTCAAAAGATAATCAGCACCAAAGGTTCTAATCATAGGTGAATAATCTTTTAGATCCATAGGATTGACCTTGCCTTCATCATCAAGTCCGTTTGGCAAAGCATGAATCATATCTAATACTAACATGCCCTTTTGCCATTGAAGCATTGAATCCCAATCAGAAAGATATACTATTACATAATACGAATATGGGCAATCTAATTTAATAGGCATAGGGACAGACTTTAGATCCCACATCTTCTTTTGCTTTTCGCTGCGATCCTTATTAGTTATTGCATAAGCTCTAACTACATCAACGTCAACTCCGCTAAAATGAGTAGAGTTAATGGAAACAATTGTTTTCATTATCTCAGTGATTTCCGGAAGTGTCTGATATTCAGCTGGTGTTTGTGCCATTTTTTTATCTCTTTGTAAAAAGGTTTATATAGAAAATCTAGTTATTTTTAGAAATTCTGTTACGAAAAACTTTATAGATATACATATTATATCAAAAAGGAAACATGTTAAAAGCAAAAGCAAACCTGTTGAAAAAATCAACGTAATAAAGTTAAGACTACTTTTATCATTCCCTTTTTGGTAAACATTATCCTGGTTCTCTGAATCCACTTAATCCCCCTCTGCTATTGAGCCTATGCCAGATTCTACAACTGAAGATGTTTTGGGATCAATTAAAAATTCCCAAAATGTGTCAACTTCGTAATCTGCCATAGTTATTTTAATACCATCATCATTCACAATAATATCGACTCTCGCATTATCATCTTTATTCCAATAGACACCTGACTTTAATCCTCTCACTTCTCTTAGCATGATTTAATTCTCCTCGTTATTCTTAGTGCTTTTCTTTTTTCCCCATTTTTTAGATTTAGAAAAAACTATCTCTGTTCCATCTAGATTGTAGATTCCCTTGCATCCCTTAAAAAATCCAGGGCACCCGAGAAACTCTCCTTTTCTACCTTGTCTTATAACAAGTTTCTTTCCACATTTAGGACAATCTATATCTGATAATTTTATTTCTTTTTGTTCCTTAATAATAGGCTTGCCATCCTTGCCTAAGTTTATTTTATATAAGCAGCCTTCTTTATATCTTGGACATGCGCAGAACTCTCCAAACTTAGAAAACTTCTTAACAAGAAAAGACTCTATATTTTGTTTTTTACATTCAGGACATTCTATATCTGTTACGCTTGCTTCCTGCTTATGATCTTTAGCTTTATCAATATCTTTTTTCAATCTATCCCAGAATGCTGTTAAGACTTGAAGCTTATTTATTTTCTTTTCAGATATCTCATCTAATTGGTCTTCCATCTTAGCTGTAAAATCTAAATCAATAAAACAAAAGCCTACATCTTGAAGAAATTTATCGACTTTCAATCCTAAATCTGTTACGTTAATAGATTTTTCTCTAGTAATATAGCCTCTATCTTCTAATGTCTTCGGGATAGAAGCATACGTAGCTGGGCGACCTATACCAACAGTCTCTAATTTTTTATTAAAAGAAGCACCTGAATATCTTGATGGTGGCTGTGTTTCCTTCTTTTCTGTCTTAATAGAAATGATATCTACCTTATCTCCAACCTTCATATCAGGTAGCTCTTCCTCTTTTAAGATTGAATAGTCCCAGCATTTTCTCCAACCATCAAATAAAGTTTTATAGCCAGTAGCACCTAAGATATTCGTATCGCATGAGAATTCAGCAGATATGCTTAAACGCTCTAATGGTTTCATCTGACTTGCTACTGTTCTCTTCCAAATCATTTGATATAACTTCGTATCGTCTCCTGTAGAAACGAATTTTGTCTCTATATGAGTTGGCCTAATTGCCTCATGAGCCTCTTGTGCAGACTTCTTATTAAGATAAACATTTGCCTTAGCTGGCAAGTATGTTTTCCCGTAATCAGCATCTACTACGTTTCTTATATCTTTTATGACATCTGCGATAATAAATTTTGAATCAGTTCTATGATAGGTTATATGACCCTGATTATGTAGAGATTGTGCTACTCTCATAGTTCTATCTTCTTTCCAACCAAAGATAGACGAGGCAGATTGTATTAAATCTGATGTAATAAAAGGAGCGTAGGCATTCTGTGAAATTTCTTTCTTTTCGAATTTTGATACTTTTACTGGTCCTTTTTTAAGGATACCACATATCTTCGATGCTTGCTCTTCTGTTTTAATATCTAATGATTTTGGAGTCTTAATATCTGCAATAATCTTTTCCTTATCTTCTGTCAGAACTTCTGCTTGAATAGGCCAGTATACTTCAGATATAAAGCTTCTGATTTCCCTTTCCCGCTCCGCAAGTATTCGCAAGGCAGCACTTTGAACCCGACCAGCCGAAGGGCCGCCGGTTGCCATCTTGGTTATATACGAAGTTTTATAGCCGCACAAGCGATCCATAATACGTCTGGCCTCATACGCATAAACCGTATCCATATCTATATCACCAGCATTTGCCAATGCCTTTAATACAGCATCTTTTGTTATTGAATTTGTTATTGCTCGTTTATATTTCGTTCCAGCAGGCAACTGATTGGATATATGCCAAGATATAGCTTCCCCTTCTCGGTCCATGTCCGTCATAAGATAAACTATCTCTGCTTTTTTAGCTTTATCAATTATTGTTTTTACGACTTGCTTCTTATCAGGGTTTACTTCATAAGTTGGTTTGAAATCCTTCTTAATATCAACTGATAATCCCTTAGCAGGCAAATCTGCTATATGACCAACAGAAGCTGTTACGTCATAATCTTTCCCTAAAAAAGTAGAAACTTTTCTGGCTTTTTCAGGGGATTCAAGTATAACTAAATATTTAGACATTCTCTTTCTCCGTAAGATTTTTCATACCAATTTCAAAACTGCTAGAATTAATTTCAAACCCCATAGGAATTCTATTTAATTTATTAGCTACAATAGCAGTTGTAAAATTTCCAAGGAAAAAATCACATACTGTATCAGTCTTATCGGAAGAATACAGAATCATCTTCTTAACAAGTTCTTCTGGAAGCTTATTCTTGTTTTTAACTTTGCCAGGATGATATTCCTTATTAATAGTCCAGACATCCTCCATATCTCTATACAGTATAGACCTATTATTTTTATCTCTATCACCAGAATTATACCTGCATTCTGTATTGAATTTAGGTTTTGATTTGATATCTTTTTTCAAATACAAGATGTGATAATGAGAAGTAACATACTTATTTTTAGTATAAACGCCGAAATTATATTTCCATATAATATGATTGATTATACTAAATTTAGTATCATCAATAGCATTAAGCATTTCTCTAAGCTTAGAATGTCCAGAAACGATATAAGCTGATCCATTCTCTTTTAAAATTCTTCTTCCCTCAGATAGCCAATCGTAGCACCATTTGTAATAATCTGACGGAGCCTCCACATAGCCATCTAAAACATTATCTTCTTTACGATTATAATGCTTATCAAAAGTAGTTTCATGTATTCCAAATGGAGGATCACAAATTAATAGATCCACTTCATTATTGGAGAAATGAGACTTACTTCCTTTTACACAATCTTCATTGAAAATTCTAAACATGTTTATATTATAAAATAAAACGCAAGCACTTCTGCCTGCGTTTTACAAAGCCATTATGCTTTAGATCTCTTAAGATCACCCAACAACTACTCTTTCAGGAAGATTATATAGGGCTGGCAGTCCAGGAGCAGCGGCGATATAATAGCTATCGCTACCGCCCTTTCTGACTACTACACCTTCAATCTTGCCTGACTGAGCAAGTTGAACAGCTTCCTTGCGGGAACGATTTTTTCCCCCAATTTTGAATCCAGTTGTGTGGCCTTTTACATTTGTCAATCTAGTTTGAATTCTCATAGAATTCTCCTTATTTTAATATGACCTTATCCGTAGAGTGTTTGCGAAATGCAAATTTTTAATCTCTCAGTCCAGTCAACCCTGCGCTAATACCTGCAACATAACACCATGCTGTTCTTTGAGTATCCCATGAAATTGTTTCACTCCAAAGTGCTTCATCCTTCTTAGCATCTTTAGTTGAAAAAAAACCGTTGGAAAGTAATCTTTGATATGGTTGATTAATTGCCTCTACCGACATACCTAAATTTCTTGCTAAATCATCAACAGATGGCTTAACACCATTTAGATATGATAAAACGCAAGCAACCCCGATAGCCCCTTTTTCATCTACCGGATCCAAGTCAACCTTTTTCAAATCAATTGAACACAGAGACTTAATTGTTTTTTCAAACTTTTTCATCCCATTCTCCTATATAATAATATATATCACAATCGACTAGCACATTACTAGTCTTCCCTTAATGATATCGGCATACAATTCGTAAACCATTAATACATCCGGCTTATCTCGCAAAACAGATTTTTCAATTGCATTTTCTGCTTTAGATAAGGTATCTTTATAGATAGATTCTACTTCTTTCTTTTCCACTTCGCCTTTTTTGATAGACAGAAGCATTTCCGCATTATTTCTAGGAAAAGTCATACTGCCTGTTAGCATTAGCTCTTCAATTTGTCCAAGCAAACGAATAGCATGGCATGCAGACGAACTTCCGTAACCGCACTTATCAAATTGAGAAAGTTTTTTTAACCCAATACCACTTTTAGACGGAACCATTTCTTTTTTGTGATTAGAGAAAAGAATATCTACCACATGATCCATTGAATCCTTATCTAAATCGAAAGAATTTCTTATATCTTCAACGACTTCATCTTCTGTTTTAGTTCTTTTAGGTATAGACAGCTTAACCCCCATAGCCTTTCTCCATTCGGAGTTGCTAAACCCTAATATTCTTCTAGATATATTCTTAGATATAATTGAATCTCTAAGTGTAAGGATTTGTCTGCCAACTTTAGTTATATGTATTATACAATCTTCTGGTGTAAAAAATAATTCAGAAGTTTGAGGATCACCTGAGATTACTAATTCTAAAAATCTTTTTAGAGCAAAAACCTTATGATCGCCATCGAATTCGATACAATCTGTAGCAATACCCTTTATAGGAATCCCAACTAAGGAACTAAATGGAGGAATAAAAAAACCTCTGATATCAGTATCAGATTCTGGAGTAGAAGATCCATAAAGCTTAGAACCAGAAATAGCTAAGAATTCCGGGCTATCCTTGGCCGATTTAATAACGGATTCATAATCAGAGATCATCACTGTATAACCTTTTTTACCTAAAATTCCGGAGACATGAATTACCCAAATAGCTGATCGTCTTCTAATATTTCATCTTCAAAGAATTCCAATGCCAAATCATCATCTTCACTTTCTACCCATGTAGGAAAAATAACAAATAATGTTTTAGTTTTTGTTTTATTTTCTTTTGATTTGAATTCCAATCCTGCATCATTAAGAATATTCTTAACAACAAGATATAATTCGGCAAGCACTGAGAATGTTGCTTCTTTCTTACTAACTTGAACCTTATTCACAATGCGATAAACATCTTCTATATCAATTATAACAGATTCTTTTACTTTGGATTTTTTCACTTTCAAATTAGTTTTCTTTTTATTATCCATAATATTTAAAATTTCTCTGTATATAGGTGATATAGTTTCCATTTACTTATTATAGTATACAAATATACACTAAAATATCAATCTTCATTTCCTAAACCTTCGCAGTTATCTCCAAGAGCTTTCATCTTCTCAGAGAGAGGAATAAGCCCATTAATAGATAAGATAACTTTTCTATCTAATTCTCCCTTAGCAGGAGACTTTTTCATACAAATAAAGCCGTTTAATCCCAAGCAAATATATCTGCAAGTTAAATTACCATTGTAAATTTTGCAAACTGATTGTAAATGAGACTCTGGTATTTTCTTACTAGAGTCATTAATGTATTTTCCCAAATCCCCACCCATATCGACAACAACCGTAGACATATGTAATTTTCCTTATCTAATGGAGAAATGACAAATATTGAAATTTAGGATTTTTCTATAGAAAACGTTATATGAAACTTATGACCCTTATTCTTATAAGTTTTAGGTAATTTATATTTTGTTCTTAATTTTTCTAATTGAGGAGATTCTATTTCAACAAAGCACACGTTTTTCATACCTTTCCAGCCTTCTGGTTTTACGCATTTTGCATTACCAATATTAAACTCAAAGTAATCACCGACTTCCTTAATAATCATATCATCATCTAGTTCGTCATCGGATATAACTGAGACATGAGATCCTACGCTATTATATTGTTTTTGCTGATACTGATGTTTCTCGGCCTTGTCGTCATCTAGCATGTCAAATAGTCCATTAGTAAATGACTGAGGTATATCAAGATAATGAAAGCCATTAGGAGATCTTTTTAAGATTGCCTTGAAAACTGCTTCTTTCTTTTTTGCTAATTTAAACCAATTCATAATTTATATAATGCGATTTTTTAGGTATACCTTGTATTATCTTAATAATATAGCATTAATGGTTTTTACTAAACTCAAAGCATTACTCCATATAAGAGGCATCTAATCCTAATGCTATTATCTATTTCGGAAAATTCATTCACGTTCATTTTAAAATATTCTGTATTCTTAAAAACCTATGAAAATTAGTATTATTATTATCATTATACTTTTCAACATAATCTGTAGCCATATTGTACTGGTATTCTATTGATTTATTAAAAGAAGAAATTGTGTTTTTTAACTCTTTTCTCTTCTTCTCGAAATTTTTCCCTTTATCTTCCCCTCTCATAACTGCATACTTTATATGTTCAGCATGATCCGAGCATGCGTGTATGGCAACAACATCTGGATCTACTTTAACTATATATCTAGTTTTTTTCAAATCTTGAAAAAATGGTTTATCAATTTTACCAAGATGATTAATTCTGAAACCTATCTCTCTAGCTATGCTAGTGTTATATATTTTAATACCTTTTCTGGATTTAGAAGTATATGGCTCCCATAGCATCCACTGCCTCATTGCTATATTATCTTTTTGTCCATCAATGGATTGAGACATAAATTCTATACATCTTGGATGCATAAGCATATCATCATCTATTCTTAAAAAATAAGGAGTAGAACATACATCAAGTATTTTCCTATTAGCGTCGATCCAGGACATATCTTTATGTATATAGTGTTTTATTTTTACATTCTGCTGTTCTAAAAAAGATTTTAAACAAAATGAAAATGTAGACCTTCCGTTGGTTATAATAAACGCTTCAATCTTTTCTTTTAATTCTATCATAACTTTCAAAGAAGTTCACCCAAGCCTTAGATTGATGAATCCAATCCCATGACTCTATTGAGCGCCTTGCTTCTTCCCTTATTAAATAATATAGTTTTTTGGATATAACATCATTAATGCGATTATATACAGATGTACATAAATCTTCTGGAATATCATTCCAATAATATCCATTGATATTATCTTCAATTATTTCTATCGTATTTCCTACTTTTGTTGTTATACAAAGATGCAGTATGGAATTTGTCAAATGTCATGTAATTTTCTAACAATTTCATTCTACTATACTGCACTCTGCCAATTTTATCTGCTATAGATATTATTCTCATTTCCATATTTCCATAATCTTTATTAGTAAAGATTTATCACTTACAGTAGCCATATCGATACCAAATATAGATCTGGTCTGCTTAATTAGGTCTAGTGTTTGAGTAGCCAATATGTGTCTAGACTTGCAACTTCGTCCCTTTTTACTAACGGTATATCTGGTCTTATTATTAAGCCAGAAATATCTAGAATCTAACAAATCTATTCCGGCAAATAAAATCTTCTTATATCCCATCCATGATACTATGTGCAAAATCCCATTTAGGGTCATTTTCCCATGTATTACGCCATCCTTAAAAATATTATATTTTTTCCATTTATCTATACCATCATTATTCATATATAATTTAATATCGTTAACAACTATACCTGACTGAATGAAATTATCTAATTTATTATGATAAGATGTTACAATATTTTTGTGTATTGATTTTGACAAATTATGGACTATCAAGCAACTGTCCTTATAATAACTATTTAATAAATTATATAATTCATCTTCTGTTTCATCACTGGAAATACGCTTTGGAGAATTAGACTGCTCTCTTATGGTATAAAATGTTGTTTGAATTTTAGACTTACAAAACCAATTAAATGATATAGAGTTATATTCCCCCAGCCTCATCTTCTGTGTATCAGTAATTTTATTAATAGAGTTACCGCTACCATATATAACTATAGTATCAGAAGTTTTCTTACTAAGAAACTCTTGCTCTGTTAATATATTCATTTTTTGCATCTAGCAACGAGAACAGAACTTCCCTTATCTGGATTCGCATTTTTATGAAATTTTCCAGTCCAAAGTATCTCATGTGACCCAAATAATTCAATTAATTTTTCCATACCAAGATACTGATGATGATATTTATTTTTTAATGAGCTTTCCTTATGAGAAGGAACAGTTACTGCGATAAGACCGCCTGGTTTTGTAATTCTATTTATTTCCTTAACAGCTTTTATCTCAGTAGTATCTCTCAGATGCTCTAAAGTTTCAGAGCAAATGAACAGGTCAGCCGTATTATCTTCTAATGGTAATCCCTCTATAATATTGCCTATCTGAGCCTTAAGACCAACGTTTTTTGCAAGATTAACAGAATTTTTAAGAATATCAAATCCCAAAACTTTAAATCCATTAAAAATTAAGACTTCAGCATTAACCCCCTGTGAACAACCGCAGTCTACAATTAATGCATCATCTTTCAAACCGTAAGCCCTAAGCATCCCATAAAGAAATGCATATCTAAGATTTGGTCTTGCTGGCTTATCTATATATCCCATTACTTAACTCCTTCTGTGTAAATAGAACAATCTTTATATCTATCATGGTCATGATTTTTAAATTCATCCGAGCAATCATTAAGAGACTTACGCTCTATATTCTTAAATCCTGCTTTTTCCATATAATACTTTAATAACTCAAAATTAAACACATTTACATGCCCGCCAATTAATCTTTCATGAGTCTTCGCATCTTCTTTATAAGAAAAAAACCATGACGAAAGGTAACAAATTGCCATGTCAGGAAGACATGGCAATTTTGTTGGATTCCTACTGTCTTTAAGATATTTTGTATCATCTTTAATATATGCCTTAATAGCCTTATCTATGTCAGGAACTACAATTCTTACTTTACAACCCTTTTTAAGAACCCTACTAAACTCAGATAATACGAAAGGAAGAATATCTGGAAAAATATGTTCTAAAGTATGAGAAGTATAAACGGCTTCTATAGAATTATCTTCAAAGGGCAACTTGTCATTCATTATATCAATTTGATAATCGGCATCTTTTCGAATATCCACAGTTTCCCATCTTTGTCCTCCAAAATGATTACGTCCTTTTTGTCCACCTATGTCAATTTTCATTTAATAATCCTGTAAAAAAATCAATGTACTGATTTGCTATGTTTCGTATATCGAATTTTTCATCATATTTTAATATAGTCTTATTCTCTGAATATTCTTTCAATGCTAAAGAAATTTCATCATAATCCATCTTTGGTGGTTTATATAATCTACAAGGGTTGAAGTCCCACTGAGTATCTTTAATACCTATACCATTGCCGTTACCGATTTCTGGTGATCCACCAGACATAGAATATATTATAGGACACTTTGCAACAACAGACTCTACCATCGCATTCGGACACCAGTCTATCCAGGATAAATGTATAGTAGCCAATGCTCTTGAGAGATACTTTGATGACGTAGATTTATCCATCCATCCGGTATATTCTATATTAGGATGCTTAATTGGTTTATCAACATTTCCTGCTATTTTTAAAGATGCATTTAACCCTCTATCTACCGAGTATATAAAAGATTTACAAATATCTACTAGCCTTTTATGCGGTCTCCAGTTGCATTGTGCAAAAAAGAAATAACCAGGATCACGTTGTGGAAATTCATTAGGATCAGCTCCATTGAAAATACATATATTCTTCTTATCTACATTCAAAATCATTTCATATGCTTGTTTGCAAAATATACTTTGATAAATAACCGCATTGCTTTTATTTATAGATTTTTGTAATTTAGAGTTTCTCTTTTGATAAGGCTGATCTTTATTAAAATACAAACCATCAAGACGCATGACTTTTATTTTGGATGATATATTCTCAAAATTACGACCTAAATGCAAAAGTATATCCCCATTATTAGGAACAATTTTTATTCCCATATCTTGAAAAATACTACTTAATCTATTAAGGAATTTGTGTTTCCCTGAATTATTAAGAGATATATCTTCACTAAAAACAATTTTCATATATATGCCTTTAAAAACTTATGCTTTCCAGAGTCAACTCTATCTATGTCTTCTGTAAATAATACTCTCATATAGTTATTCCTAATGGAGCTTCTATATGTTTTATTTTTTTTAATATGTGCTTCAATTCATAATAAGAGACAAATTTGTAATTATTGTGACCTTCTATCTTATTAATAATAAGAGCTAATCTTCTAGAAGAATTTATAAATCCATATTCACTCAAGTAATTTTTTATTATATCTTCTCTATTAAATTGTGTCTCAACCATGTATTTTAATGAATTTACTAAATTATCCAAATAATTATCTTTATGTTTTACAATTTCAAATGAATTCATTGGCCCATTAAATAATGCACCATTTGTACTATTTACGTACTTCCATCCTCCATATATCTTGTTATTAACTAAAATAGGAGTTCCTCTAATCAAAGCCTCTGTTATCATTCTAGGGCTACAATCTCTTGTATTTCCAAAAAACTGGAATTTTACACTCCTTAGTAGTGAACATAATCTTTTTTCATCAAGATTATCTTTTTTATACTTAATGTTTTCCAATCTTCTGGCTAATTCTCTAGAGATAAGTAAGTTATTTTCTTGACTTCCTTTTTCAACTTTACCTGAAATAATATCCCCCCTCTTTCCAGGATTTCTAAAACTATAAAAGTCTATTACTAATCCTTTAAGTCCAAGTATCCCCGATGCTTTATCCAGCAAACTTAGTGTATGATATCCTTTGCAATTAACTCCTTGAATAGAGTCTATAGTAAAGAAAACAAAGTCGTATTTGCTTTTACTACTTGTACATCCTGAATATATCCATTTTGGATCAACCATGTCCGATTCCGAAAAAAGAAATTTTGGCTTATCTGGAAAAAGTGAAGTATAATCATCACGAAAAGGATGACAAAATGCAGACATATTATCGTGCCATTCTAATGTCTTCTCTCTGAACCTATAATCGCATGCTATAAAGATATTGTTTTTCCCATCTCCAGACTGTGATTTAAGCGAAGTCCACTTTCTAAATACCTTATTAGAAATATTTATAATATTACCATCATATGTTACAGCACAAAGAGACTTAATTGTTTTACATGATAGATGCATAATATTATATCAAATTGAAAGCTTTTTTAACACATGGATTTTTTATAGTTTTTTTACAACCCTTGAAATATTTTCCCCAATATTTATAGTTGCTTTTCATATACTTTAAACAATTGTAAATTTTTTCAGCATAAGATTTTCTCTTATCTGGACAATACTTATCTGCGTTTTTGATTGTTAACATACAATACTCTATCGCTTTTTTTTCTTCTGGAAACTTTATAAAATACATAGATGCCCAATAGTAAGGAGTAAACATGTGTTTATAGCTATTGCATTTTAATGCGTTTTCAACAGATATTATATAATGTTTTTCCATATTATCTAATTTTACAACATCTTTATTTATAACAGCCTCGTCTCCAAGTCTGTGAGCTTCCATCTCATAATAAATACATAAACCGTAATAATTATTGTCTTTTTCAAAATTATATCGAACCTTGTCCATAAATTTTCTAGACCGACTCCAATCATTAGACTCCTTCTTCATTCTCTTACAATCATTAGACTCCTTCTTCATTCTCTTATAATCATTACCAGATCTGTGTATTCCCTGTTTTTCAAACTGCCCGTAAATATACCTTATACATGCAGCGTAACCAACGTGGTCAGATGGTGCTTTTTTAAAAAGATACAATTTAGAAAATTTTTCTGCTAACTCATCCTCTTGTTTCTCCGAAATATTACTTAATGCAAAAAAAATATCTTTTCCAGGAGCCCCTTGGTACATTCCTTTTAAAAAAGCTCCTTCAATAATAGGTCTATTAGGCAATGGCTTATCAGAAGGAGGTTTATGAATTATACCCTGTGAAACTAAAAACATTAATTTCTCGAACTCAAAGATCATTTACTATTCCTTATTTTAAGGTATTCATCTAGAGAAATAGGACTTTTCTTATAGTATATTTTTCTATTTTTTGGTATTTCCATACCATTCTTGATGCAGTAGTCTATATATTGATTTCTAATATATTTACCTTTACTATAAAAATTAGAGTGATTAAATATTGTCTTAGAAACACCGCACATAAATAATCTTAATTCTTTTTTTTCATTTTCTTAATACAAAACAAGCGATATAGGACGTTGATGCTAAAAAATTATATTTCTTTAGATGCTTTTTAGATTCTCCTGGTAAGTATGATAGCAATCCATCATGGCTTTTTCTCCATACCTCGGCAACCTCTATATCTAATTTTGATGAGTTAAATAAACTTTCTATTTTGTTAAAATCACCAGTAACAAATATAGGATCACCGTGTAAGTGAATAGGAACAGTTAAAATAATTTTTCCATCTACTTTTAGAACCCTACGAATCTCCGATAACGCTGAAACTATATCGATCCAGTGCTCCATCGTCTGATTTCCAATAACGCAATCAAATAATTCATTTTCAAAAGGCATCGCAATAACATCGCAAACTTTAGTAGTCAGGTCTGTTTTCTTAATGTCTATACCACTCCATTTTGATCCAGCATCTTCAATAGCCTTTTTTATAAAATTACCCTTTAATGATGACCCGCATCCTACTTCAAGTACGTTTTTATCATGTATTTTGCTATAGTATTTATCAGCAATAGCATGTTGACATTTTCTAATAGGAGACATAACTCCTACCCATACACCGTCCTTGTTAATAGATGATTTATACTTTTCCTCATGGCTTTTGCAAAATGTAAATTTTTCACATGACTTGCATGATATGTTATTTATTTTCATGTTATTTCTTTTCCACAGCAGATACAGCAGATTTATTATTTGCCCAATCCCAATCTTTCTTAGGACGTATGTTCTTATTTTGTTCCCACACAGATTTTATAATAATAGGATCTAAACCATTATTTTCAAATGTTTTAATTAAAGCATTTATGTCTTTACTAAAACATGTTCCTCCTATGCCTAAAGCTCCATCATGCCCAGGAACTTGATAATGCGTTTTTCCTATTCTTCCATCTGACATAACTCCATTAATTATATTATCCCAATTTAATCCGACCTTATCGCTTAAAAGTTTCATTTCATTAAAAAACATAACTTTTGTAGAAAAGAAGCAATTAGCTACGTATTTTACAAATTCAGATTCATCTGAACTCATTGTATAGCATGGACATCCTGGAAATCTAGATTTGTACAAATCAGATATAAAATTAACAGACTTTTCATCAGAGCCGCCGACGATGTTTCTAGCAGATGTAATAAAATCTATTAGAGAGCATCTTGCCGTTAAAAATTCAGGACTATGAACTATATTTAAATCAGGAAATTCTTCTAATAATGATTTTGTTGTACCAACAGGTACTGTGGATTTAATAACAAAAATTGGCTTTTTTGATACTTCTAATAAAACGCTATCTGCCTTAATAAAAAATTCATTTATAATAGATAAATTGCATTCTCCACCTTCTACACTTATCATAGGAGTTGGCAAGCATATAAAGACTATATCACTTTCTAATACTTCTCCAATTGAATTAGAACACCTTTTAGGATCTATATCGTATGTCATAATTGAACAATACGTCATAAAGCCTCTTGCAACAGATGTTCCTAAAATTCCACACCCAATAACGCCAATTTTAACATTTTTCAAATCCATTTTCGTCTCCTAACATAGTACAATCCGATAGATTTTTTCGCCTACGAGCAATGCGATCTAAAACATCCCTTTGTAATCTATCGTTATTTTTTATCTTCCAGTCTGAACGGTGCATCTGATTCTTATGAACTCTATATATTGATACTGGATCATTAACATAAGATACCTTGAATTCATCTTGCCTACTCATAATTCTAGCCCACATTTCTCTATCACTTTTGCATTTTAAAGATTCATCATATAACCCAACCTTGCGATGTATATCTTTTTTTAACATTACCGTTTGGGCATGAATCATTTTATAGCTTTTTTCATCTTTTGAGCTTTTTAGCCATTTAGCCCATAACTTTGATAATTTTAATTTTCCGTTTTCCAAATCTAATGCTGGACCATGAACAAAATCAAATCCGCTTTGAATCTTTTTATACCTGCTATGCAAACTATCTTTATATAACATATCATCTGCATCAAGCATAGATAGTATCTCGAATTTTGCATGCTTTATACCAAAGTTCTTTGCGAAAGAATAACCCATATTTTTATCTAATCTATAATAGCGTACTCTTTCAGAGATATATTTTTTTATAGATTTCATAGGATTGTCTGTTGAGCAATCGTCAATAATAATCATCTCAGAATCGGTAAAATTTTGAGATAAAAAAGATTCTATACAGCTTCCTATATAGTTCTTATAATTAAACAAAGTTGTTATAACAGATATATGTGTCATATTGTACTTTTTATAATATCTGCGTATTTCTGAGCAACTAGATTAATATCTAAATCTTGCCTATCTGCTCTTTTTGTTTTTTTCAATATTTCATAAATTCCATCAGCTACGATACGGGATTCAATCTTATCTAAATTACTAAACTTCTTTGGAATAAAATTCCATCTATCTATATCTAAAATAATACCATCTTTCTTAACCAACTCTGTCGTTCCTCCTAAATTGGTGCATAATACATTTAGGCCACACGCCAACCCCTCTACAACTGCATTTGGGCAGGAATCTATATGACATAAATGAATCTGGTATTGACAAGATTTCATGATAGATAATGTTTCTTCTGGTGTTTTACTACCTAAAATACAAACATTTTTATACCTATTTATTAGACTATTATCTATGCCATCGCCTATAATATATAATTTTCTATCTATTCCTGACGCTACGAAACCATTTATAGTTGACATGGGACGCTTATTGTATCTCCATTTAGCAACTGCTACAAATGATCCAGGTTCTATTGAGGGATTACTCTTAATAGAAGATATATAATTCATGTCAATACCATTATGAATTATGCTACAGTTTTTTGCCCTAGCAGGTATAATACTATTAATCATTTTCATTGAGAATTCGGATTGAAATATGATGTGTTTAGATTTTTTTATAGATGAAGATATTTCTTTATTTTGATATAAAGCGGAAGGATCATAATAGCATCCGTCTAATCTTAAAATTATTGGTTTTCCATGATTGCTAAGACATCTAATAATAGATAATTCTACATCAAAATCTTCTCTGCGATTTCTGATTACTTTTATGCCATCTATGGCGGATAACGCTTTAGAAATTCTATTTCTAAAGACAAATGGACCTCCATGAAATTTTCTAGAGTCAATTAGTAATTTAATCATTTTGGCTTTCTTTCAAGTTTTTCTATTTCATATGATTTTAATTTATATTTTCTTCTACGATTAATAGCCTCTTCTATAACATTTTTCCAAGTTAATCTTGTCTTTTCTGTTTTTGAAATAGACTTTTGGCTATTACATCGATATAGATAACAAACCTCATTAGTAAACATGCCTTTAGAAAATTCTTCCAATCTGTATCCCATATACTTATCTACTGCTGATTTTAACCCCTTGCAAAATATCTTTTCCAGTTTAGGATATCTATTTGAAAATGTTCTCCAGTGAGAATAAGTATGGCGACCTTCTTTTCCCATTTGCAAAAGAGACTTGCCAGGTTTCGGAGGGGTACATAATCCTTCCTTTATTGGTTTCATATCTGAAGAACAGTAATAATGCTGAGTGTATATCCAGGCAATGTCTTCTCTACTTTTATAAATAGACATTATATATTCAACTGCATCATTACATAACATATCATCACTATCCAAAACTCCAAAAAATTGTCCGGTAGCATTTTCTAAAGCTATATGATATGATGATCCACAAAATTGTCTCGTGGGATTATTTATAACCTTTAATTCTATGTTTTCTTCTAAAAATTTCTTATATAAATTAGCAAGAATTGATAATGTATTATCTGAAGAATTGTCATTAACATATACAACTTCTAATGGTCTGTATTTTTGCTTTATAATAGAATTAACCCAATCATTAATATATCTTCCATTATTATAACCAGCAGTTAGTATTGAGAATTTGTCCTTACTATCATGATTGCTTTCATGTTTTTTATTATCAGAATCCATTTCTATATCACTTGTGCTAAGTAAATTTTTAATTTTTATATTCTTTTTACTATTTTCTGTTACGAATCTTTTGTTATTATTAACTTGTTTTATTGCAAAATGTTTTCTATTATTTTCTTTCATTCTTTTCTTCAAATTAGATTTTAAAATTGTAAAATTAGAAAGAGCATAATTTATAACTTCTACATAATTTGATGCAACTATTTTTGCATCAAGGTTATTTTTAAAATCTTCTAATGTAGTTTTTTTTAAGGCATCTAACTTTTCAGGATGTATACATAAATCTTCTAATATTTTTGCTGCGTGATCTCTAGATTCAAAAACATACCCATTAATACCATCTTTGATTATTTCTTTATTGCCAAAATGATTACTACATATTACAGGAACACCACAAGCCAAAGCTTCTAGTATTGATATACTAACTCCCTCATGTCTGTTTATTTCATATAAAAACAAATCCCAACTTTTAACCATAGATATTTTTGTTTGCAAATCATGAATCGGTCCAATCATCCTAACTTCGTTATTACTAACCTTATTTATTTCTAAAACCTGAGAACATGCCTTTTTATAATGATGACCACCGCCAACATACTCATGAATAACTCTTTTTGTTAAAGATAATTTGGAAATCCATTTTTGCCAACTTTCTGAAAATTTAATAGTATTAAGAGAATTTATACGTCCTGTTAATAAACAATCCTTATCCTCTCTTACCAAAGACGGTATGTCATCATACTTATATCCATTTATTCCATTAATAATAGTGAAATGATGAGAATTTGGACATATTTTGCGTATCATCTTTCCCATATAGTCGGAAACAGAAACAACACAAGTACACTTATTTATTCTATTGAATACATTAGACTCTGTGTAAGTATGATTAACTACTATTATTGGAACTTTCAAAAATAAATTATTATATATAGTAGTCTTAGAACACATTAACTTATGATATATTAAAACTGTTTTTTCGTTTTCATTATATGAAAGAATAGTTTTAGAAAATAAAGATGAATTTATATTTGAATATTTTATTCCATAAGATTCTATAAATCTAGTATCCTTTTTTTCCTTATTAAGTAATACTATATTTTGAACATATTCTGGATAATATTTAGCAATAGCATCATGAAGCTCAAACATCATAGTTTGAGCTCCACCTATGCCAAGACTATCTATAGCATGAATAATTCTTATTTTATCTGTCATATGATATCAATTTAAAGTATCTGTTTCAATATATGATGTTTTCGGAAGCTTAATATCTAATTGAGATGATCTCAATAACGCTGCTCTGATGTCACTTTTGGTAAATAATAAATGCATATCCGATCCATTAATATTTAATCTAACATGATTAAATACCTTTGCTATATTCGGAAGATTCTTATTAATAATGATATCTTTTACTTCATTTTTATCTAATTCAACAACACCTTCATACCAAACTTCATGTATCCATGTTGTCTTAGGCTTTTCTTTTGATCTTATTTTAGAATTAGCTCTTCTGAAAGCTCTTGTCATTTCGTTATTAGTAAACAACATATGCCTCTCGGAACCATCCGAAAACTGAAATCTTAAATGATTATATTCATTTATGACTTCTGGCAAATGATTTTTTGATATAACATAAGCTTTAGTTTTTACTTTTATAGCTCTACCTGTTGTGCTGATTGCCATTTTTTATCCTTATCCTAGCATAACTATGATGCCATTTGTAATATTATATAACCAATCTAATACTTCCGTATATCTTTCCGTAATAAGACTAGCCATATCTATAACTATAACTTTTTTATTTGAAAGAATATTCTTAAGTGAATTAAGACCTTCTGCTGATTTGTAATCTGTTCTTGATCTTATAATGTCATGCCAGATATGATAAACAGACACCATATCTGACTTATATTTATTAGCATCCTTAAAAGGCTTTTCCAATTCTATATATTTATTATCTATTAATTGAGAGTCTATCTCCCTGTAATGCTCAGTATCAGTATATATGATAGAAGCATTATAATGTTTTGCTAAATAAACTGCCAAAGTCGTATGTCCAGAACGCCTTGGAAAACAAACCCGAATAGCGCATGACTTTGCCCTATCATAATGATTTAACTCTTGCATCTGTTCTGAGCCAGATAACTCGTCATAATCATCTATAACCTTAATAACTGACCTCTGCCAGTCTAATAATCCAAAATTATTATCCATTATTCCTATTTTTAATATACTAGCTGCCATATTATTCCTTTCCTTCAAAATAGCAATTAAAATCTCCATTTAAGATTTTAGTTATGATTTCATAAACAGATCCACTTCCGCCGTTTGCATCAGATATATAATTACTTAGTTCCCTGATTGCAGGTATGGCATCATTTGGACAAGCCGTAAATCTTGCTTTTTTCATGCATTCAATGTCATTTTCGGCATCTCCGATATAGATTACATCATCCCAAGTAACTTCTTTTTCCGGCATAATTACGTTTTCCATCCATGTAATTTTGTCACTAACACAGCTTTCCACCTTTACCTTGTCATTATCAAGAGATATGACTTTTTTATTAATACATCCATCAAAAGAGGATGTTAATATAATAACATCGAAACCTAATGTAGTAGCTTTTTCAATAGCCCAAAAGTCTCTGGTATAGAATCCCTTTGTTACCCTACCATCACTGGAAACATAATACATACCATTAGTTAAAACGCCATCTACATCAAGTATAATTAGCTTTTTTGAATTTAGAATCATTTGTATCTCCCTTATGATATCGACACTATTGATTCTAAATTATGAAATTTGCACAAGATAATGGAGATAACTTGAATACTAGAACAGAAATAATAAAAATTAGCTCATTCAGTACAATAGATGAACAGAATAACCAAGTAATATTAGATGTATTCCAAGAAATAATATATCTATATTCACAAGATGATTCCGGTATTATCTACGGAGAAAAATTTATAAAAATTCAAGGAACTCAAGAAGATGTTGGTCAATTGGATGAAAATAAATTTATGACCCACTCAGGCAGGGCATTAAAGAGAATTTGAAATTTTAAGCTTTGATCTTTGAGATTCTTCCATATCTGTCATGTCTTTTTCTTTGAACTTCAAAGCTTTCTCTATAGCCACAATATCCCTACAAAGCCTTCTAAGCCCATCTGGTTCTAAAGATGCCGCATGGTCAGTTCCTTTCATAGTACGGTCTAGAGAGAAATGACGTTCGATCCAAGATGCCCCAAGAGAATAGGCAATAACATCAGCTGCTATACCGTAATTATGGCCAGAATATCCAACGACTGGAAACATCTTCTTTAAGTTCTCTACTTCTCGCAAATAGAGATGGTCAAATGGACATGGATATTCTGTTGTAGTATGATAAATAACAACTCTATCTTTGTAATTCTCTAAAAATACAAAAAGATTTTCACGTTCTAATTTTGTCATCATTCCAAGAGAAATATGCAGATCACCATCGTAACTCTTAAAAAGCATTGATAATATATTAAGACATGTATTGGCAGCAGACGGTATTTTAATAAAGTCAGGATTTAAAGATGCTATCTCGGCAGCAGATGTCATATCCCAAACAGAGCAAGAGTAACCAATCCCAATGTCGTCAGACACTTTTTTAAGTTCCTTATGCTGGTCTAAAGAAAATTCTAGGTTAACCCTATGCTCTAAATATGTCGATCCAAAAGCATTTGATTGATTAGGATGAGGCTTGTTGTGCCATTCTTTAGGTACAGATTCTACTGGATTTCTTTTTTGCCATTTTATATAATCTGCACCACATATCTTAGCCATCTTAATCATTTCTATGGCTACATCTAATTTTCCGAGATGATTGCAACACCCTTCTGCTACTATTTTACATGATTTTTTCATAATAACGCAGCGAGAAATCGCTGCCTCCTATTAAATAAGAATAATTCGTTTCTCAATCTATCCTGCAATTCTCTTAATTGTCTAATTTGATATTGATTCTTATCATCCCCTGCATATGACTGAATTGCCACAGGAAGTGTATTCTGTATTGCAGGAACTTGTTTTGCTTTTTCCTGCCTTACTCTTTCCCATCTAGCCTTAGCAGCATCGCTAAGTCTCTTTTTGTATACAGGGTTATTCTTAAGTTGTTCCATCATTAATTTAGACTTTTCTGACTTTCTCTTTCTAGATTCTTCACTCCAGCCTTTCAGACTGTATTGAATTCCTCTTTCACTGATTATTTTAGATACATAACCTTTAGATACATTAAGAGCATTAGATATATCTTCTATAGATTTTCCTTCTAACAACATATTTGCTATATTATCTTCATTTGCTGAAAAATCAGGTATATTTCTAGTTAATACAGTATTAGGACTTTTTATAGGATTTTCATCAAAATGATGAATCATAGACTCTCCGGCATTATTTCCATAACCAGCATCGGCACCTGGAGCCTGTAACATGTTGATAAAATCCCCTCTTAAATTTAATTTTTCTATAAGAGCCTGTCTTGCATGAGATTTATCTTTTGAATTTCCAAATTGCCTATCTATCATGTTTCCAATATATTTTAATCTCTGGTAATCTCCGTTATTTCCCTCTATAATATCGCTAAATCCTATACCCAAACCATCCCATATCATATATTTAAGCATAGGAATATAATCTTCTGTAGAATTTAATTTCCTATTATAAGCTATTGTTCTGGCAACAGCATTATAAGGAATATTAACCATTTTTGATATCGCTGACACTCCATGCCCATTTTCATATAATGGCATAATCTTAGAAATTCTATCCTTATCTGCCCACGAAGGAGTTCTTAATTTTGATCTTTTTCTATTAGTATTATTATGCCCATTTAGATGAAAATAGGCTCTTATGTAATTTGATGGTATTTTTGTTAATTCAGAAATTGCTTTCTGAGTAGCACCAGGATTATCTTTAATAGATTTTTCTATCAATGTTTTTTGTTCAGTAGTTAAAGCTCTAATAGCCTCCTTGAACATACTGGAAAATTGAGATGTTTTATACCAGTTCATATATAATAAATTAGCAAAGAATATGTATATATCCTTTAATAAGACTACCCTTTAATAAAGCTATATTGGAATATTATTTAATGCAGATTTGCAAACTGACTCCATAATAATAAAATCCTCTTCTGTATCAATTTGCATAGACTGATATTGTGTTGTCTCAAACAAATAGGGATTATATCCTATTCTACACATTCTATCTAATAAGATATCGGAATTCATCATATATAGACACCCATTGTCATAAAGCAAAAACTCCGAATCAGTAATATCTTGTCTCATTGGCCTATTTAGTACATCATACATTGGAGAGTACTTGCTATCTTTGCTTTTCCACATAAATGGAGTTGATTTATTTACCGTAAGCAAGCTATCATGATTTCCATTAACCATAGATTCTAAACAATTATCTATAAGATGCCTATTTCTAATTGGCGATGTTGGTTGAAGATTGATAATAATATCAGCTGTTAAATCTTTTTTTAAAGATGACCACCAATAAGCATGAATAAGAGCAGATTCATTTTTACTAGTAGCTGTAGATAATGCATCTGGCCTATTCAGAATAATTGTTTTATCACTCAGTCCATTCCCTCCTTTCACTACTTTTTCTACTTCTTTGCAGTTCGTACTAACTATAACAGAATCTACATATTCACTTAATTGAGCAGCAAGGACAGACCAATAAATAAGTGGCATATCGCAAAATCTTCTGTAATTTTTACCAGTTAAAGAAGATCCTGCCCTTGCTGTTATGACTGCAATAATTTTTTTATTATTAATCATTTGTATCTTCGAAATTAAGTAAATTTTCTAATTTTTTCTTTTCAAAACAATCCAGTAACCCATCTGAACAGTCTATTATTTTAACATTCTGCTTATCACATTGTTTTGCTAATGCTGTCCAGTATTCTATAAAAGACATGCAATGAGAATCAATCCATTTCCCCCTATACATTCCTCGATTTGGAGTTGAAAACACAGGCTCATGAGTAATCCTATAAGGTTTTTCCTCTCCCTCATACTGCCAATAGTAACGATAAAATTTCCTATCAACTTTATGATAGCAACAATCGCATCCCACCAATACTATTGGAGAGCAACCCATAATAAATGCAAAATGTACAGCAGTCCCAGCAGCCGTTCTAGCACCTATTATTGGTTCATTTGGATCTTCAGTCAAAACCAATCCATCTTCATGATATTTCTTCTTAGATGGTTCATACCATGTTTTATGATTGAAAAATATAACCTTATCAGGATTTAAATGAGAAGCATGATCTTGCAACTTCCCTTTATATAATAAGGATATAGTATTTAGATTTGGAAGTCTTTTAGTATAGTACGACCAGTTTTTTAGACCTATATCATCTCCTATGAAATAATCTGTTTCTATCTTTTGAATAGAAGAATTAACTGATAGTGTTATACCTTGTTTTAATATATTTGTATCTGTAAAATGAAGAGATGGACCAGCACCAACTATAAACGCAGGCTTACCTTTATGAAGATTCTTTAAATCATTTAATATCATTTATGGCATCAGTAAAAGATATCTTATCAAAAACTTCAACCCTACTTTGAGGATTGCAATTATATATCTTTACCTTTCTTATTTCGGCAAATTCCTTTAACGCAGGATACGCCATATCATTATACTTAAATGCTTCTCTTTGTTGCTTATGAGGAGCCATCATATAATCTATTCTTCTTGGCTGTTTCTCTTTTGGCCAGAATTGCCAGAAATGACTCTTTTCACCTATCATGTATTGATCTACACCCAGAAGGTATATACGCTTGCATCCCATTTGTACACAGAGGTCTATGCCGCTTGGTACGCTAGAGCAGTAAGATAAGCCGGTATCATCTGTATTGATAACTCCTTCGCTTGTGGGACGTATATGAAATGTGTAAAATTCTGGAATTTCTTGGAAATGAGGTTTCCAACTATCTCTTACAATTTTATTACATGATGATTTTTTTAACGCAGTCCACCAATCCCATCTTCTGCAAAGCGCATCGTTTGATATCCAATATCTTTTTTCTGGTGATCCATCTAACCAGGGCATCATAATAAAACTAGAATTAACGGATACAATTATATGATTATGTATATGCTCTAAAAGAGGGCTATTATAGACTTCAAGCAAGCTAGTTCCTGCTCCTATAACAAAAGCAGTCTCATTTTTATGCTTACCTATAAAATCAGTGTACGATTTCATTACCAAGGTATTTTATCCTCATCATCCTCATCATCATCCTCATCATCATACTCTTCGTCTAGGTCATCAAAATCATCTAAATCTTCTTCATCTTCAAAAATAGTTTCTAGAGTCTTTTTGCAGAATAGACATTCTACCGTATCAGGAACAGATATATACTCTAGTTCTCTATCATCAGATGCATCATCATCATCATCATCATGACTTAGCATACTATTAATAGAATCTAAAATCTCTTGCTTTCTGTCAGGGTCAATCTCCTGTTGTATTGCACTAATAAAATTTTGAGTACCGCATTCTGGACATATCCACTCAAATGCCTGTATAAGACGAGCCTTCTCCATAAATAATTCCCTCTTTCTCGTTTTTCTTAACTAAACCTGATTCAAATAGAAATTGGCTAGGTCTAGCCGCTTTATAATTGGACCCTCCTTTGGAGAAAAACTTTCTCCTCTTACAATAAGATGTAAATAAAGCCTTCTCTGCTCTAGTTACTCCTACATAAAATAATCTTCTTTCTTCCTCAATACCTTCTGTTGTTTTTGTTTCAATATCTTCTGATAAAGACATTCCGTGAGGCAATATACCGTGTTCAATTCCTACAATAAATACTATTGGGAATTCCTGTCCCTTAGACGCATGTAACGTCATAAGAGAGATTCTATTTCCATCCTTCTTCTTATCAGATGAAGTTATCAAAGATACCATCTGTAAATAATTTTGTATAGCCGTGTAGCCGTTATCTCCATCAGAAAACTCTCCTGCTGCTACAACCATACTTCTGACATTATCTATTCTATCTTGAAAATCTTCTTTATATTCCTTTTCCAAAAAATTAAAGTATTTTAATTTTGTAAGAACTTCATCAAGAGCAGTTGCGGCATTATGCCTATTTATATCTCCAATATCGAAAGAATCCTTAATTAAATCGTAAGCTGTTTTTAATTGTTGAGAATTAGATACCTTTAAATATCTATCAAATGCATCCATTATAGCAATAGAGTTTTCATCTGCTATATTTTCTACCTTACCAATTGTTACATTTCCAAGACCAGCAATAAAAGATGACATTCTCTCAAATGCTATACTATCTTTCGGATTCATTAAAAATTTAAGAATAGAAAGACAATCCTTAACTTCTCTTCTATCATAGAATGATCTGCCGCCTATAACAATATATTCCATTTTATTATTAGTTAAACTTCTCTCTATAGGTTCTGCCATACTATTCATGCGATACAATATAGCTATATCACTATAAGCCCATCCTCCCTCATTAACTAATCTATGGATATGCTTAGAAACCCATTCTGCTTCTTCCATCTGGTCTTGCAACCTAACACAAACTGGATGATTACCAGAATCGTTATCTGTCCTAAATTCCTTAGACATATGACTTTTGTTATGTCTTATAAGTTTATCAGCAATACTTATAATTTCTGGTGTTGATCTATAATTCAAAGACAATTCTAAAACCTTACAGTTATCATGTCTTGCTATAAAATCATGAATATTTTGATATCTAGCTCCTCTGAAACGATAAACAGATTGGCTTAAATCTCCTACTCCAAGAATATTATTCCATTTTCCGGAAAATAAATTAAGCAATTCAAATTGAGCCTTATTCGTATCTTGAAATTCATCAACTTGTAAATATTTGAAAGCATCTTGAATTTTATCAAGCGTTGGCTTAGATTCTTTTAGCAACCTAATTGATTCAGATAGTAATCCTGAAAAATCTACACAATCAGATCTCCTAAGTCTATCAATATAGTCATCCGCCAGTCTTATAAAATCTTCTCTATCATTAAGAGAAACTTCCATATGTTCATGAGTTTGTATATTTTCTCTATAATTATTAACCGCTCTTACAATATTTAATATCTCATTTTTCTCTAAATCAAATCCTAACTGTCTTGAACATTTTAACATTAAATCTTTTTGATCGTTACTATCTAGAATGGTAAATCTTTCGGACAACCCTATGTTAATACCGAATTTTCTAAGAAGCAACGCGCATAAAGAATGAAATGTTCCAACCCAAAGACCAGGTCTTTTTAAGCCGAGTCTCTTAGATATACGCTCTTTCATTTCGTCTGCCGCCTTGTTAGTAAAGGTCATACAGACTATAGATTTTGGAACTACACCTGAATTTATAAGTCTAGCGGTCCTCTCCACTAACATAGCGGTCTTACCGGATCCTGGAACACTTGTGACGAGACAGGGACCATCTTTATGACTGGCTGCTTCTTCTTGATATGGATTTAGATTTATCATTTGTTTATTTATCATTTGTTTAAGATAACCAGACAAACAGCCAGTACAACTATAGCAACTATAATAACGCAACCCAGTGAAGCTAAATTCCACTCTAAACTATCTGATTTATCAGGTGCTTTTAAAATATCATTCCCGTCAGATAATGTTTTAACTTTTTCATGCCCGCTAGAAGTTAAGATATTAGTTTCTTTAACTACGCATTTATTTAAGTTATCAGTCATTTGATGTTTCCTTTTTCATAAACTTTAAAATTAGATTAGGGTCTGTAAATCCTATAAATTCTTTAATTACGTTTGCACCGTTAAGCAATTGCAAATGAGGAAGTTCATCTACGGAATTTTTATCACAAAAGTCTTGAGTTTCTACAGACATAGCATCTATATAGTCATAGACAATATTTATTTTCCGGAGAATAGCCTCTTGCAATTTACACATCTCGCAATCGCTACTTCCAAAAAATCTTATTATAATATCATCTTTGTTCATCTTTAGCCAATTTGGTAGCAACCTCATTAAATGGGTATGCATCCATTATATCGATTCCATCTTCTGCGTTACTAGTGCTTTTTGCTAAATGGACTTTAGATTCCATATCTAAATTAATTGTTTTTCCAATTATATCATTACAGAACTTTTCCATTAAATTATCAGGTATTGTTAAATTTGGATTTATATTCATAGCCTGTTGTAAATCCGTACTTCTCCAGGCAATACTAAACTCTTCTTTAGTATTTATATCATACATCTTCCATGTAATAAGTTTTAGACCGGAATCGTAATCTGTAGATATTATGGTAACTCTTCTTTTTGGCATGCTTTTTCCTCTAAAGAAAGTCTTAGACCGTTTATAACACCATTGACAGCTTGCTCTTTATCCATCTCGTTTCCATGAATTTTTAGATATGTCATTTTAGCTAACATATTGTCGCTTAATAGTCTTAAAACTATATGGTCGTGATATGTTCTATATGTTCCAGTCTTGCTATCATTTATATTTTCCTTACTAACACCAGATTTTTTCTCTATAGATAACATTTCTTTCCACCATTTTTCTGTCATCTCTTTTGTAACAGATGAGCCATCTTCTGTTTTGACTAAATTACACTGATCTCTAACAATGGCAGATAAATCGTTCTGGTATAGTATCTTTAATCTCTCGAATCTTGGCTTAAATTCTTCTTCTGGTATTATTCCGTATGTTCTACAGTTGTATGGCCTATGCTTATGTATCTGACAAAGCTTTGTATTCTTATCCCACATAACACACCCTTTAGTCGTACTAGATGATAAGTAATTTCGTAAAGACCTCTCAACCAAATTACAAATATCTTTAGGTTTCCATATATTTAGAATATGTTTCCAGACATTATGGAATTCAACAGATAACACACTTGGGGATTGGTAGTTACAACACCAAGCTTTGCAACCATCAGTTTTAGCTATATTTTCCATACAACCCGTAGTTGATGGTATTTCATTGTAAACTTTTTTAAGTTTATCAATAGCTTTAACCAGGTTTTTATTATTTAAGTTAATCATGTGATTTTACAGGAATAGAAGCGTTTTTATCTGTTGCTAAATCGTCAAAAGAAATCGTGACACCTTCTTCGTCAGGACTTCTTTCCACACAACCTTCTGGAACTTTGTCGATAGTTGACCACATATCTAAAACCTTGTTGGTTTCTGCTTTTTTTATAGTCATCAGAACCTCAGTTTTCAAACAAGAATCTTTATGTCCTTCCTTCATAAGAACATCGATAAGTTTCATCTCATCACTAATTTTCCATGTACCTGCTTTTTTCCTCTTAGAAACCTTGCCAACTCCAGGAAAGCGAATTGCCTTTTCATTAAATTGATTCAAAGTTTCTACTATAATCTTTTTAGCCTTTTCAACGTTCTCTTCTAAAGCAGATATCTCTTCATCTATAGCCTGAATCTTCTTCTTCTTAAATATTTTATATTTTTCAACAGATGAATTAGCATCTTTGATAAATAATAATATAGCCTCAATATTATCTATATCTTGCAAAGACCTAATATCACTAGATTTCAAAGCCTCGATAGCGTCAATTTTTCCTACTGCCGTTGGGTCCATACTCATAGTATTATCCTTTGAATTAATCTGTTTCAACAACTTCTTTCAAGATACCAGTTTTCTCTACACCATCAAAAACTACATTTGCAAAAGACTGATCTAGCAGAATATGAATATCTCGCTTTGCTAATTCTTTTTTTGCAATAATGAAAGCTTTGTCAGCATTATTAACAGCTGCCGCTCCGACGCATCTCATCTTAACAGATCCGTGTTTCACAAAAACTCTAACAACGGCATTAGCTAGTTTTTTAACATAGCCTTTATCATTTTCTCTCCCTTTTGATCCAGAAATTAATAAAAGTGTTTGATCCACATCTGTGGACGATTTCAATTCTTCTGTTTTGTTTTCTTCTGACATTAAACTGATCCTTTGTTATAAAACT